AACTGCAGCAGGTGCCTCCCGATAAATGATCTTGGGCTCAGGAGGATACATGATACGCACGACTGCGAAGGTAATTAACTGAAGAATGGCAATCACAGCAATTGTCGATAATGCGACATAAAACACATCGAGAATAATCATCTTTACTGTTCCGCAGCGTTTTAGTAAGAATATTCTTACGCATAACACAAATGGACGCCAAGAAGATTGAAAAGATTGCAGAAGATGCTGTTGTTGCTGTTGTCGAAGAGGTTACGCAGAAGGATTGTGTCTGTGGGAAGTGGTCTCTTCGTATCTCTCTGACCCCCAAGACCCCTGCTCCTGCCATCTCAGAGGTTTTGCCGAAAGGAGTGAGTATGTCACCTGCTCTTGGTACTCCGGAATCGGCATAACTCCGTTCCAAACTTCACTCTTGAAGTCCAGAATATCAGGTCTCTCTGTAACAGAAAAACGCTGGCGGACGCGTAGTTCTGGGATGTAACACCATCCATCATTTCCCCAAACACGTGTAATTTGCTTTGAATTAGAGGTAGAGGATGCTCCCGGGGTTCTTCGGAGCCGCATTGTTATTGAGAGGTTGAACAACGCTTAAACCAATCTTTGCCCGTAGAACTGGACACGCAACCAGTATATCGGCGAGGATTTTGGCGTCATACATCGACCCATGGAGTTGAGAGGCAATAGGTTTCTCATGAAACACATGCTCATACAACTCGCTGAGTCTAGGAGGTTTGTACCCCCTGCCGAACTTGGATGGGAGTCGGCAAATGTCTGCGCTGAGCACCATCGAGCAATACTTGGGACTATCGAGTCCGTAAAACAACTGAATCCCTAAATCCCAGGTCATTGCGTTGACTATCACGTTCTCGTCGAATTCCAGATTGTGTGCGACCACAATGTCGCGAGGAGTGCCTAGAAACTCGTATAGGGCATCGCTGAGAGGAACGCCCTTCTCATGTGCGATCTCATTGGTGATTCCGTGGATGGCAATAGAGTCTGGGGGAATCGTCCATCCGTTCGGCTTCACAATATACGACTTCTTGGTGATAATCTCATTCGTGTTGCTCTCCATCACGAGCCACGAAATGGATACAATGTGGGGCCAAGCATCCTTCTGCTGATATGCCTTGGCCCTGCTTGTCGGGAGTCCAGTAGTCTCTGTGTCGAAAATCAGGACTTTCATTCTGTCTATGTAGGGTCTCTTCCATCTCACTCCCAAATCCATTTTACGCGAAGGTTTTTTTGGTTTGGAGAATTGCCGAAATCCATTGTGGGACATTTGTGGTCAATTGCTGGACGAGCGAAATATCGTGAGGGACTTTGGCATGGATATCGAGCGTCGTGCTTTCACACACAAACATCATCGCGTTAATGAGGAACGGAATGCGACTTTTGAGAACGGAAGGCGACCAGCGCAAACAGTGGAGTTTGAAGAGTGCATCCATATACGGTTTCAAAAGTCCTGCTTGCGGCGAATCTTCTGCTGCTTTCAAGACAACTTCCCAAAGCATCCATATGATGTTGTGAGAATACGAGTCATCCACATAAGGATTTGGGCGAGCATTACACAAGAAATCCACCTTGTTTTGCTTTTTACATTGAGAGGCGTATTTCAGCATCCAAGATGTCCAATAGAGGGCACGCGTAAGATCACGAGTTTCAGGGCGCAAACAGTATACAAGTTCGTTCATAGGGACATAGATTTCCAATGGGTCGTCTTTCATAGAAATCGTGCGTCCGTAATTCGCAGAAGGTGCTTTCAAAGATTCCTGAATCGTCAAGTGTTGGAAATCATGTTCAGGTCTAATTTTGGGGAATGCAGGGAGTTTGTTCTTACGACAAAAGGCAATCGTGGCGGCAACTTCACAAACAAGGGTGCGAACGTCTGGATTATTCCGAATACCAGTCATTGCAAGTGTAGAATACTGCTGCTCATATGTCGAAAACACTTCGTATTTTTGGACCAAGTATAGGAAGACGTTGGGAGCAGCACGATTGATGTGTTTTGCAGAAGATTCAAAGATTGTGTGCCACATGGAATGAACAAGACCAGAACATAGTAACTCTAACACCCAGTAACATGTGTAATCCGCATGTCCGAGTTTGATGTTCTCGTCGATAACTTTGTATACGTGCGTCCTCAAATGACCTGAGAACGTGAATTTTTGGAAGTCCGCGATTGTTCGGGGATCATGAATATCCATTGGTTATTCGAGAGATTTAAGCAACTTGGCTATTAGCGCTACCAAATCCTAAAACATTGCTTATCGGGCCATACACGACACGAAAAATGACACCTACAATGACGATTCCAGCAATTGTGAGAAAGGCTATCATCGAGATGGACCCCGCTCCTGCTAATGCACCGAACGCAGACTCCCATCCACTCTTAGCTGCAGCCTGAGTAGACCCGGTTACGCTTCCCATTGCTGCCGAACCGGAGCTTCCTGCAAGTTCTGCTACACCCGCAGGAGAAGCCCAGTAATCGCGCCATGCCTTGAGTTCCATCATGGATTTATTGGTACTGGACTCTGGAATACCCTGACGAACTAATTGTGAGATGCCGCTATTGATTTCAGATGCGGTCAGTCCGTCTCCCGTAGAACCTGCAGGGGGGCGTGTTGGAGAGGATCCTGCAGGCGCAGTACCACCTAGGAAAGAGTTATAGAGTCCAGCGACTGTACCCGACGAGTCACTAGCTCCAGCTGTAGTAGATGCCGCATCTGCTGCCAGACACTCACGCCTTGTCGATGTGATGTATAGAATCAGCGCAAAAATAACGCCAGCAACAATATACGTTTGGTTTTTCATTTACTACTAATCTATAGATTTATTCAGTGCCAGACGAAGTGGTCATAATATTGAAAAATTTGGAAAGCTCTGATAGAGTGGGTGCCTTTATAGGTTCATCCAGATAGTTGACAATTGTCTTCGTATCTCCAGACCCACGAAGATACATTGCGTATCCGAATCCAACCACGAGACATGCAAGAGCAAGAGAATGGACATACTCTGAGCTACCAAACATGTAGTAGACCGCAACCACGAGTGCTATGGTTCCAGCAAGCACCTGTAAAATCAGAGTGCGTTGTGAACTGGCTTTCAGATCTTTTTCGCGTGTATTGACTTTGGTCTCAAGATCGCTCGCATTTGATCGAAGCTTTTCGATATCCCCTTCGGTCGACGTCGTCATATTCCTATATGTATTTGCAGTATCCGCAAATGCCTTTGAATTCATCATTTTCAGGGTTTTGTCACTGTAATCGCTCTTCATGTGCGAAACGATGATTTCGCGCTGAGCGTCTACGCTGGGAATATCCTTGTAGGCATCCGTTGTGCCTCCTTCTACTCCCGCGGTTTTTAGAATTGAATTCACGTTGTCCGTGATTGTCGCGAAGTCCATTATTTAACCCACACGGAAAAATGAGAGGCGTCCCCCCCTCGCAGTCAAAATCGGAAGGACTCCACCATCCGAGCCACGGATGTGCTGACCGTCCACTACCACGCCAACATTCTTGCGTCCTGTAGGGTGCGATAATGCGTCAAGGACAATTGCCTGGCGGCGCCTCATGTCCGTAATCATGGATGCATCCACTGCGGGATACAGTGCCTTACGAGTAGCCCCAGGGTCTGTGTCTTGCAGTGCGATCTTCGGCATTTATTGTATCTCAACAAAATGTAATGAACCCCACCGAGTTCCAAACTGCCCGCGAAGAAACCGTAAGGGCATTTGAAGCGAAATACGAGGAGTTAAAGACGCGCTATTCTGGGGCGCTTACTAGCGCACAAACGGAGCCAGACCGACCAAGACAGTGCGTTCTTATAAAGTCTGCTCTCGATACGAACCGCGAATTAACTACCCTCGTTTCAGATTTTATGCGACTGAACAGTGAAGGCGGTTGTGAATTAAACCCGGGTAAAGTCACCAAACTACGAAATGATATTGAAAAATATAAGTCGCAGTATGCCGATATCCAGCAAGGGCGCAACAAAGTGACTTCGCTTGAAAAATCGTTTGCAGAAATAGATGCGAAAGTGACTCATGCAGATGGAATCAATGTGTTTTATTTCATGGTCATCTCTGTAGGGTTATTTGCCTTAGTTGGTCTTGTATTTACTTCAGGTATCCGTCGCGCTCTCTACGCACAACCTGTAACGCCGATTGTTTCCAGAGGCTTCGCATAACCCCAGAATCTCCAGAACGTTCCCGGGTCGTGCCCCAATCCAACGGGCCATTGGGTCCTGACAATCAATCTTTGGCAACTTTGTCGGGTCCGTGATATGAAACTCCTTAAGGACGGCATCCAGCTCCTCGTTGGTAAGGATACGATGCTTTGGAACCTTACGATGCGCCGAAATATCAAACTGGAGATGCCGGAGTTCAAATACGAGAACAAGAGGCTTTTCAATAAGTGCCGCCCGCTTACGAATAGCACTCATTACAGACTCAGACGCCTTTCCCAACGAAACAATGACAATGCCGTTCGTGTAACCGTTCTCTTCCGAGAATGCCACAATATTGTTGAATTCGTTCTCGGATACGCGGGTCTTAATGCTGAACACAATAAGGATGCCGTCGTATGTGAACATGCGAGTCTGGTCCATGGGTGCACCGACATCCTCATAGGTGCTGTCCTTCGCACCACGATTGCGCAGAATTATCTTGAGTGTCTCGAGGGCTCTCTTCTCCATTCTTGTGTTATTCAGAGAATAGGAAACGCGATTCCGTTTTTTAACTACATAATGTAAATGTGGACTGCTCTTCTAGCAATATTCCTCGCAGCAGCACTCGTTATGGTCGTCATTAGCCAACCTTCGGTAGTGTCTCCTACGCGTGAAACTGTAATGGCAAAGATGGACGCTCAACCTGCATCCTCCTACGAACAAACGACGAATCATTACCCGATGACACCTGTGGATATGGGCCCTATCGCAGGCTTTGAAACGCCATTCCGCGTGAATATGTATAAGTCACACATGTCGTGAATTTAAATGGTCCTAGATCACTTAGTATAAATGCGGTTTCATGTGTTGCCGCCACCGCACACAATTACAAGGAAAGACTATTCGGCATGTCCATTCACTCAGAACGTTCTAAACTGGTGTAAGATGATGTATGCGCGAGGACATACTATATACCATTACGGGCATGCTGATTCTATAGTCGATTGCACGGAACACATCACCGTTACGGATGACAAGGTCTTTGAGATTGCATATCCTGGTCGAGACTGGAAGAAGAACGTATTCACGCATTCAGGAGATGACCACGCCCATAAAACCTATAACGAACGAACTATCCCAGAGCTAGGGAAGCGAAAGAAGAACGGTGATTTCATCATTGCATTCTGGGGGCATCCTCAGAAGCCAATCTCGGATGCCCACAATGATCTGGTGACGGTTGAACCGGCAATTGGAACTCACAATAGACCCTTCACAAACCACGGGATTTTTGCTTCCTATGCGACAATGCATTACATATACGGAAAGCACGATGTTCAGCCTAGGTGGTATGACGCCGTGATCCCTCACTACTTTGACAAGAATGACTTTGAATTTAACAATACGCCTCACGACTACTTTCTGTATATGGGAAGAGTGATCGGAGATAAGGGAGTTGCCATTGCTATTGATATGACACGGCGCATGGGTGTCAAGTTGCTCGTTGTTGGACAAGGAGACATGAAGTTTGTGACAAACGCTGTTCATGATCATGTGACCCATATCCCTGCAGTTGGACCTAAAGAGCGATGCGAGATCATGCGAAACGCGAAAGCATTGATTGCTCCTACTTACTATGTCGAACCGTTTGGTATGGTTGTAGTGGAGGCACTTATGTGTGGAACTCCAGTACTCACTTCTGATTGGGGAGCGTTCGCAGAGACGAATTTGCACGGAATCACTGGGTATAGGTGCAGAAATGTCGAGCAGTTCGTGTGGGCAGGGCGAAACATTGATAAGATTCGTCGAAAGGCATGTAGAGAATGGGCTGTGAACAACTATTCGCTCGAGCGTGTTGCACCCATGTATCAGGAGTATTTTGAAGGGTTAGAGAAGGTGTTTAACGGTGCCGGAGGGTTCTTTTGTGAGAATGATGATCGTAAGGACCTGAACTGGTTGATTCGGAAGTATCCGACAAGCAGTTAAATGCTGTAGTATACAATAGAACAATGCCTGGTGGGTTACTACAATTAGTCGGAAAAGGAGCTCAGGACCAGCTCGTTACAGGCAATCCATCCTTCACGCACTTTCGGTCTGTTTACAAGCGCCACACCGAGTTCGCAATGGAGCATTTTCGACTGCCGTTCAAGACGACGGTGTTGACATACCCTACATCGGGAACATTGCGTCTGCGGACGAAAGTCGAACGATATGCTCAGCTCGTTCAAGACTGCTATTTGAGCGTAGATTTTCCGGACATTTATTCGCCGGTGGTGAGTGTCACTCCCCCAACAGGTAGTCCTTTGAACCCGAACTCGAAAGCAATAGGCTATGAGTTTCGGTGGGTGCCCAATATAGGCTATAATATGATTCACCATGTCTCGGTTCTCATCAACGGTCAGGAGATTGTTCGTCATACAGGCGAATGGATGAAAGTATACGCAAACCTGACATTTGATGCGAACAAGAAGGCAATTTTAGATCGCATGATTGGAAACACTCCAGACATGTACGATCCCGGGAATGCAGATGATCGTATCAACCAATACCCACATGCGATCGCATCGTCTGGGTCTTATCCCGAACCATCTATTCGTGGTAGGACTCTTTTGGTACCACTACATTTCTGGTTCTGTGAAACAGCAGGTCAGGCACTACCTCTTGTGGCTCTCCAGACTTCAGAGGTTGAAATCATCGTTGAACTGCGCAATGCATATGAACTGTTTACGGTCAACGATGTTCGGCCTTTAAAAACAACAACATTCGGAACTAGAATTGCTCCTGATACTTCGGATTCTCTCTTCTTTATGAATCGCTTCCTTTCTCCACCCACTTATACACTTGGAATCTCGACTCCAGGATTAGCGTCTTGGAATTTCCGTCCATTCATCGAGGCAAACTATATTTTTGTTGGTGACACTGAGATGGCATATCTTGCTCGGACAGATCATTCTTTCTTGATTTCGCAAGTCGATATGGTTCAGGCAGAAGGACAATATGGAGCATCGAACGATCTGGAACTCACAATGAAAAATTTGGTGACTAGGATTGTTTGGTTGGCGCAACGGAGTGATCGCATCGAACAGAATGATCCAGATAATTACACGAACTGGGAAAACCCATACAGCAGGCCAATAGTGCCTGGTAGTCTGGGATGGTACTCTGCCGGCCTTTCTCAGACCGCAAATATATCCCAGCGCGACATTCTTCTGGAATCAACTATAATGTTGGACGGGAAAGAACGGTTCGCTCCTAAACAAACCCTGTTTTTTTCAGGTCTCGAGCTATACCGGCATCAAACAGGAAACCCTTTTCCGGGAGTGTATGAGTATTCGTTTGCGCTCGACAACGATGCCGTTCAACCTTCTGGACAGCTCAATGGGTCTATGTTCAACAAGACTCTTCTGAGAAACAGCTTCGTTCTGCCTCCTTACACGGATGGAGTCGCAGATGGTTCGGGTATCACACAGGTATGCGTCCTGAAATCTACAGCATCCTCGCCGAATCCAGTCGTGATTCCAGACGTAAATATCAAAGACCCGAATACTGGAAAACTCATTTATGGCCCTGAAGATATTGTGTCTGTAATCCGGAAGAGCGCGGATGGCGCTACCTACAAATACACATATACCGTCAAGGCATACGTCCAGTCGTACAACTTTTTGAGAATTCTTGGTGGGCTCGGAAATGTTGTCTTCTCTTCATAAGGAGAATGTCTGGACTTGAAATATTGGAGGCTCATTATGGAGATGCTAGCACGGAAGGCAATATGGTAGACGTTCTCGATAAGATAACGGCAAAGGTATGGGCCGATAAGAGTGGGATTAGTGTACAGGTAAGCCCGTCCAGCATTGGAGTGCCTGACCCTGCTCCGAGCAAAACAAAGACTCTGGTCGTTCGGTATATGATAAATGGTGGTGGAGAAACGAGTGTATCAACTTTAGATTCTGCAACATTCTCAGTGCAAGTTCCAGGGACAACTCCAAAGTCAGGTCTTGGACAAGCTGCTTCCGTATACGGGACGCTATGGACGAGTGTATATGGTGCCGGATGCGTATTTGTCCTTGTGATGACCACCGCTTTCGCCTTCCAACTCGGATGGAATGGATACGCCAGTTGGATACTTTTAGTCATTGTCGCATTAATGTTGCCCTATGTCGGTATTATCGGGATTGTCCTAGTTGTTATTATCCACACAGCTATTAACGGAGAGTTCGTAGCATTCAAGCCAGTCTCGTTTGCAAGCAGAGCTACGTCCTTCGCGAGGCAAGGTTTGGGTGCTATGGCCAATATCGGAAGGAGGGCACGTGTCGCACTGATGAGTACGCCAAAGTAAAAAATGCTCTTTTCTTTGTGTTTTAATTTTTGTATTTTTAGGTTATTGTTTAGATGGTCATGGTTGCGAACTTCCCGATACCGAGGAAGCCCTCAAACACATCCACGCCGTCAATCTCGCGGTAGACGCGGCGAGTCTTGTCACCCACCGCATATGTGATTCCGTCCATGTTCGTCTCGGTCACATCCTCGTCTTCGTCTGCCTTCGGACCCTTGATGAAGGTCTTGGTGTCAGGATTCCAGTAGACGCCGGGACCATACGCCTCGACCAGGCGTGCCTTGAGGACTGCAAGCTGGTCCACGGTTGCATCCGGGATCTCATCGGCATCCGGCGCATCCTTTGGGATGCCACCGCCAGCAATCGTCGCCACGTAGGTCCGCATGTGGTCCGTCAGGGACTTCTCGTCAAAGTCCTCCTTGACCAGCTCGTTGATGTACTTGGCGAACTCTGCCGGGTGATCCTTGGTCATCGCCGTCTTTGTCTCATCAAAGACGTTCGTCAGCTGCTTGACCAGAGCCGGAGACATGCGCTTGATACGCTTCTCCGCGGCATCTGCCTTCACCTTCTTTGCCTTGGGCGCAGGCGCGGCAGGGGCAGGTGCCTCGGTCTCGGGCTCAGGCTCAGCGGCAGGCTCAGCGGCAGGCTCAGCAGCCTTGGGTGCACGCTTCTTCTTGGTGCCGGCGTTCGCGGCAATCTCGTCAGCACGGGCCTTCTGCTCCTCAAGCTTCTTCTCCAGCTCGGCGAGCTTGGCGGGGAGGTCAGAGCCCTTGCGGGGCTTGCCGGCAGCAATCTTGGTCTTCATCTCCTCGATCTTTGCCTTCGTGGCATCGTGCGCGGCCATGGCCTTCTGGTAGGCGGGCGTGTCGCGGGAGTTCGCAGTCATCACGATGCGCGCAGCCTCATCTGCGTCAAAGTTGAAGTGAGCAGCAAGGGTATTCACAACAAACTGAACGGTCTTAGAGTCCATTTCGGGTTGGTGTGTGTTTGGGTATGCTGTTTGGTCCTTGAAATTTTGAAATCCATTTTCGATGGTGCTTAAAATGTGGGGGTGCCGACGAACATCTCCTGAATAGCAGCGACGTCGACCGCACCAACAACTTCCTGGACGGTTTCGGCGGTGGCCGCGAAGACAACTCCGGCCGACAACAGACCTCCAAACACAGAGAGCTTGAGTGCGTCCTCCCACACAATCGGCTCCTGCTTGGAACGGCGTTCCAGGGCATAGAGAATGAACGCGACGAGAGAGACGGCAATTGATGCAATTACAATCATCATTTACTCGCAATACAAGTGAAAACTTACAGATTTAGAACGAGTGAGGACTCGACTCGGGACTCAATGTCCTTCATGGGGTCTTCGGGCTCCTTCGGGGGTTCAGGCGCTGCTTCCTCCTCTTCCTCATCCAGATCATCAAACTCAATACTGGCTGCCTCGTCGGTCATATTCAAAGGAACAGGACCGTCGGCGACACTCTCATCGTCATCACTCTCCTCATCAAAGGTAACGCGAGCAGGGGCAGGAGGGTGTTCGGCTTCGTGCGTCTGTGCGTCCGAGAACTGCTTGGCAATCGACTCCCAAGGCAAGAAGGAACGAATCACGTGCTCAAATTGTTCCGTAATAAGATGCTCAATGTCCTGACGATTCCGGGCTTGCTGCTCCGACGAAACTCCGCTCGTCTTGAAGAGGTATGCGACCTGCCATAACTTGCGAGCAGACTGGGTATACAGAACATGAATGAACTTGGCCATCGTGGGACGGTCAAAATCAATGTTGATATGAGAGGCAGTTCCGCGATACTGGATAGAAGCGAACGATTTCATGTAGGCAATGAATACGCCCATAAGAAGATCATCCAAATATGTGCACTTGGTTGTTTTGACAATACGCTCGACCTCTGTCTCCAGAGTCGTGTCCGTCCATTCAGGTATCTTGGTAAGCATATTCTGAAACGTTCTCAACACTTGGTCGTGCTGTCCGTTGCGCTCGCATACGTCCGTAGATGTCTTGTGGATGCTCCAAAATCCGTCAGAAATCGGGGGGATCAGAAGTGTGGCAAGATGGTCGCGAAGATGTGTCTTGGCAAATTCAGAATCGCTCATTTACTTGCGCCCACCAAGTTTATTTGGATACAAAAACGCAGTTTACAGTGAAGTGGAGACTTAGACATAAATGTATACTCCAAAATCTATTTTAATGACAGGTTGTTGTGGATTCATTGGATCGAATGTATTGAACTATATGGCAAAGAAGTATCCTGAAGTTGAGTTTGTCAATGTTGATAAGATGGATTACTGTTCATCTCTGAAAAATATCGATCTACCTCCTCATGCAAACTATACACGTTATAAGTGCGACATCAGAGAGGCTCCAGTCATCCGCGGAATCCTGAAACAGCATGCAATTGACACTGTTATACACTTTGCGGCACAGACGCATGTTGATAATTCATTTGGAAACTCTATTCAGTTCACTTTGGACAATGTTCTTGGAACGCACACGCTTCTTGAATGCTGCAAGGAATACGGAAAGATTCGGAGGTTTGTTCACATAAGCACCGACGAAGTTTACGGAGAAGTAGGTGCTACCGATGCAGAATGCCATGAAACAAGCGTTTTAACCCCGACGAATCCCTATGCGGCCACAAAGGCAGCAGCCGAACATCTAGTATTTTCTTATCACCATTCCTTCAAGCTCCCAGTCGTCGTTGTGCGCGGAAACAACGTGTATGGACCCAGACAATACCCTGAAAAATTAATTCCAAAGTTTATTACTCTGTTGAACGAGGACAAGAAGTGCACCGTTCACGGAGAAGGAAAGACTATACGAAACTTTATCCATGTCGACGACGTGAGTTCCGCCGTTGACACTATTCTTACGAAGGGGGGTGATGGAAACATCTACAATATTGGATCCAAGAACGAATTCAGTGTCATGGAGATTGCTTCTAAATTAATTCAGATATTGAAGTCGAGTGATGACATAGAGGAACACATAGAGTTCGTGGAGGACAGGAATTTCAATGATTTCAGATATAGTATTTCGAACGATAAACTCATTCAGTTAGGATGGAGCGAATCTGTTCCGTTCGAAGAAGGACTTCGGCAGACGGTAGAATGGTATTTGAAAAACTATAACGGACACTGGGATTGATTACAGAATCACGATATCGAACTCTACGGGATGACCTCCCTTGACACCATATGCATCCGCAAGCTTCATGATTTCTTTACGTGGAACAGCAGAATCTTTGGAGTAACGAGCAATTGCCTTGTATAAGTGGAAACCGTGATAACGCTCATGATCCGGCTTCTCTTTACCGAACAGAATAGATGTTCCATCGTCCTGCTTTAACCATCGAATGAGAGTGTTGAAAATAGGGTTGGTCAAATACTCTTTGTGCTCAGGTCCTTCTGGAAACAAGTCCCAGAACAAACAGGTTGCCATGCGGACACAATCGAACGAGGGGTTCGGCTTAATACCTTCATGCTTTGGAGAATAAAACGGTTCTACGTTGTATTGTCCGCCAGCATCTTCATCTAGTGCATAATTGTCGCTCATAAACACTTTAGGTTGCTTCATGCCCACAAGACGCACAGACCCTACGCCACGCTCAAAATCGATGAGTTTGATGATGTATCCATAGGTCGGAACCTTGAATGCCTGTCCTTCCAGATTATACCACATATGCTCCTTGGAAGTCTTGACATACATGATGTTGTTCGTATGGAGATCGTTATGAGTGAATCCGAACGTCCTTTGGGCGAAACACAGAGCAAACATCACTTGGGTCAACCAAGCAACATGCTTCGTAGTTTCGGATTCTAGACACATGAGCTCATACAGAGTTCCTTCACATTGTTCCATTACCGTCAGTTGGACGGGAACATTCGAAAGCGTTGCCCATGCGAACTGTTCTTCTTCATCTACACTCATATCTGCATCATCTTCCGAACAATCGCAGGACCGAACCTCGAATACATAGGACGTGGAAACAGACGAAGAATCAGACGCATCGTCGTCACGCATAGTCTCTTCCTCGAAGACCGGCCGAATATCTCCCATCTGGGCATTTTCGGGAGTAATGATTCCGTCAATTTCATCCACTGGTCCCAGCGCAACTTCATCTCCAAGTTCAACTTCTATCCTACGGCTCCGAGTATGCTGGAAATCCCCAGATTGAGAGACGTGGTCTGCGAGTTGGAGTTGGAAAAATGTCCCGATATTTTTGGAAAACCAAGGACGTTCCGCCAAATCTTCATAATCGTCCGATAAATCGAACGTGTGTTTCTTTGCGATTCCAGTGAAGACGCCATAGACTTTCGGGAAATGTATGCATCCCGATTGAGACAGGAGGGCAGCAAAGAGACTCCCGACATACGCAGCATTATGAGGAGACTGAATCTTGTCGAGAGCAACAAGTGCACCTTCTTTTGTAGTAGGAAGTCCGATTGTCGTTCCGTAATCCCCTCGCATCCACTTCACCGGACTTAGAATCGCAGACTGCTTTATGTGAACGTCCACAGTCTCTCCCTTTGATGTCAGGATCTTTTTATTTTCCTGAATGGATTGAATGCTGTCCGATAACTTCAATCCGTGATCCTTTACATTCTCCAAATTGTCTGTCTTGAAGAGCAATTCCAGAGACGGAAAAAAAGGTTGGACATGATCCACGCCCCAATGAGCGCTAGCTCCCTCCCGAATGAGTCCAATATCACGATATTTGTGGACTTGGACGGGCATTGGAATACTTCTGAGTTCGCACGACGATGTTCTGCGCTTACCCATTCTTATTCACCGAGTATAATTGGAAACCAAAATATTCACGCATAGTGTTAATAGTATGAATTTCCAAATCAAGAAATTCAATATCGGTATGATCAGTGATCGATGCGACATCGATTCTAGAAAATCTCCAATGATAGTTGTGATTGGAAAAAAGGATACTGGCAAATCCTTCTTAGTTCGTGATATTCTGGCAAATACCCAAGCATCCTTTCCCATCGGAACGGTGATTTCAGGGACGGAAGTCGCGAACGAGTTCTTTCAGCATATGGTCCCATCCAAACTGATTCACGATAAATATGCCCCTTCTATTGTTATGAATGTCATTAAGCGCCAACTCAATGTGAAGGCGGCGCGCAATAACGATAAGAAAGCACACGGTGGTAGTTCGGCAGTGGACCCCCGCGCATTCCTCATTCTGGACGATTGTTTGTATGATTCTTCATGGATTAAGGAAGAGTCCACTCGCTATGTATTCATGAACGGCCGTCACGTGGATATGATGACAATCATTACGATGCAGTACCCTTTAGGTATTACTCCCAACTTGCGAACCAACGTCGACTTTATCTTCATTCTTCGTGAGAACATTACCAGCAATCGCCGTCGTATTTATGACAACTATGCAGGTATGTTTCCCACGTTCGAGATGTTTTCGCAATTCATGGACCAATGTACTGAAAACTTTGAGTGCTTGGTCATTTGTAACGGTATTCAGTCCAATAAACTGGAAGATCAAGTGTTTTGGTATAAAGCATCGGATCATCCGCCATTCAAGATGTGTGATGACTCTTTGTGGGCAGACAACAAACCGTTCTCAAGTGCTATGATGGCACAAGATGAGTATTCTGCAGGAACCATTCAGAAGAAGAACGCAGGTCCTTGGGTGAGTGTGAAAAAGATGGGTTCAGATCATAAGTAATCCTTATAGGTCGCGCACGCCTCCCTCCGTAGGGTGAACGGGCGTCTCAATGCTGTCCTGAATCTGCCGGGCCTCACTGCCAGACGCGTTGGTCTCTGCTGCAAGCTCCTCGATCGTCTTGCGCGTGCGCTCTGCATTCTCCTTCTTCTGCTTCTCGATCTTCGTAGCCTTCTCCTCCTCGAAGAAGATCTCGCGATTCGTCTCGTTCTCCTTATACTTCCTCATGAGCTCGTTCAGTTCCTTCTCGGCATACTCGACCTCCGGCATCATGTGCTCCGAAGGGTCCCAAGGGAGCCACGCACCCACCTTACCGACATACAGGTTGTCCCGAGGGTAGCGGCGCTGGAGGACCTTGGCATACATCTGAGCCTCCTGGAGATCCGCAAAGATGCGACGCACCTTGACACCACGCACATTGGTCTGGAACTGTACCTTCTCAGTGAAGAGAGACTCAATCTCCTTCTCCTTCTTGAGCAGGAACACAGCATGCTGCTCGTGGATGTCCGTCTTCGCGATATCCGCATTGTGCACCTTCGTGAACTCTGCGAGGTCGGCGAACAGATCCTCAACCTTCAGAGAATACTTCTGGGCAAGGAAAGCGTTGTACTTCTCCATACCCTTGATCTTCCAGTCATACTCCAGCCACTCTACAAACTTGGAGTTGTAGAACTCGGCCTTCTGCTCAAGAACCTTCTCGGGCGAGATGAAAGAAATAATGCAGTAACGCTGGGTCGGAACCTCAGGGTCCTCCTCCAGATAATCAATCGTGGTTCCATCGTCTTCGCGGGCAGGGAGAGTCTCACGGGGCATTTGTTTATAGTGGGCGCAGTATATGAAAATCCATATCAAACGAATAATTTCTCTGAATAGAACTATAAAATGCCCGAACAGAAGACTGCTGAGCCTTCTATTGATCTGAGCGATATTATGACTCGCCTCGTGAAGTATGCCCTGGAGGGTCTGGCCGTTGCCGTTGCGGCCTATATGCTCCCCGGCAAGGTCCTGAAGTTGTCCGAGATTGGAATGATTGCCCTGACTGCGCTCGCAACCTTCGCGATTCTCGACGTGTACGCCCCCAGTGTCGGTTCCTCTGCTCGCTCGGGCGCTGGTTTCGGTATTGGTGCCAACCTGGTCGGATTCCCCAAGCTCTAAGCGGGTTTCATACATCTGACAAAATAGAGCAATGGACGTAGTGCGATACAACGGAATATGGATGAAGATTGTTCCGAAACCATACGAACCTGAGAGACAGACGAACAATATCGCTTGGAGTATGATACTGAGCCCTACACTAAATCCTGCGTCGGCATATCGCAAATGGTATGCTACTGAGCAAGAAAACGCTAAAGTTTTATACCCGTCATTTCGTAAAGATGGAACTTGAGTTCATTTTCCTTATTCTAGGATGGATAGCAATAGGGGTAGTCGCATACACTGTGTACGTCAACACGATTCTGACATTAGAAGTTCCACCATCTACAGGGTCTGCGAGTAGAACAGAAGAGACCTCGAAAACGACACCTAGGTTTATCTTCTTTTCGAGCACACACTGTCCTTGGTCCAAGAAGGCGCGCCCTCAGTGGGACGCGTTCGTTGAGGATTTGAAGACGCATCCGACTACCTACGGAGGAAAGAAGGTGTCTCTCGAAGAGTATGACGGAGATAATCATGCCGATCTTCTGAAGAAACATAACGTCACTGGCTACCCCACCTTCAAACTCATTGTCGACGGCAAAGAGACTGAAATGAGTGCAATACCTTCTCAAGACACGTTTCGAGAATTCCTAGTGAAGTCCTTAGGTCCCGAGGAACACCCTCAGTTGAGTCCCAGCACTCAGTAAAATATCCGGAATATCCATTTGCGACAGATCAGAACTGCTTTCCAAGTTTTTGTAGGTCAATGACACTGTTTGGGCATTCCTGTTAAACATTTGACCGGCACGCATTTTCAATGTGTGAATTTCGCTAATATAATCGACAGGAGACATAGTCTCAATCCGACGCGGTGTAAGAATACACTGCCTCCGTTTGGGAAGAACAAGAATGAGTGTATCCTCTTCGATATTTGGCACAATGCACGAAATAGAAGGCAATAGAATGTCTCCGTCAATATATGCCTTTCCATAGAGTTCATACGGCCTGAATGCTCCAGGAAAGCAGCACGATGCCTTCAGAGCATCGAGGACTGAGACTTTATCTGAGAATAAGGATGGAACTCCGTCTGTAAGGTTCGTTGCGACTATATAGAGCGGCATGGATGCCTCTGACATCGTCTTGGTCCGAATATCAAGTCCAGCATCATCAAACAGGCCAAGAACTTGCTTTTCAAACGAGTCCATTCCACCAACTCCTTTTGCAGAGAACGCGGCCGCAACACTTTCAAAGTCAAATGTTGGTAGGATCGCTTCGAACGAAAGGTATTTTTGAATAAGGTCGTGCGCTTTCTCCATAGGAAGTCCAAATGCGACATATGTGGCGACGACTGACCCAATCGATGACCCATACACTCCGTCCGGAAAATGGAGGGATTGGTGCTTGGATAGTTCGAGTAGGGCCCCGACATGGAGTATACCTTTCACGCCTCCGCCACTCATAACGAGCTTGCGAAACGGCAGACGCATTCTTTTAGTGATACATAGCAGAGATGCTGAAAGCGAATGATTTATGGAAAGAGCAGGAAGAGAGACGTGAGAACCGAATGGCTGCGATGGGTCCTGTGATTGCGCAAATCCAGGCAAAGATAAAGCAGCAAGCCATTCATAACCCCAACGCGCCATACATCCTGTATGACGTGCCAACCTACGTGTTTGGTTACCCATTGTTTGCTCTGAAAGACGCGTTTGAGTTCTTAGTCCGCGAGTTCACGAAAGCAGGTTATTGGATTTGGATTGTTGAAAACAAGTTCCTCTTTATTTCTTGGGTAAAACCCGTAAAGGGACGTGACGGAGGCAGACCTATTCTAACTACGAATTACCGCCCACAAGTCTACGATCCTACGACAATTGCTTTTTTACCGCATGAAAGGTAAATGGCAGGGATTCCCCATGTTGTCTTTTACGTGCTCCTCATAGTTCTCATGGAAACTCTCGCAATGTCCTGCTTCAAAAAGAGTTTAGACGATTCTCGATTCTTTTTGGTCGGTATACTTTTCTATACGGTTGTCGGATACTTGTTGTGTCAGACGTATCACAGGACAGGTATGGCAATGACCAATGCATTGTGGTCGGGTCTGTCCGTGCTTGCCACTACAATTGTTGGCGTGTTGATGTTCAAAGAAGTTCTTCACTTTCACGACTTTATTGCCATTGCCATGATTGGTGGAGGTGTGATGATATTAAAAGTCACAGATTAAACAAATGGTCGTGTATACAGAGAACGTGTTCTCTCATAAACTCTACGCATCTGACATCCAGAATTTGAGTTTGAACATTGCCCTGCTTTCCATCCTATACGCATTCCTCGGAGGAGTTGTGTCGTTTGTCTTCCATTATCTGTTTGATGAATTCACAGACGAATGGAAAAAGAAATCTACTCTGTTCCAACTGTTTGATATCGCAGTCGAAGTCTCCTTACTTGCTCTGATTGCGTTCTGGTCCGTGTTCACAATCAATACCTCTGCACCCATCTTCCCCGTGCGCCACGAAATGGCCGCGTTTGTCGACACGTATACGTCTGGCATGTTCTTCATGTATGCAATTTTCTTATTCATGAACGATTTGGGTGAGAAATTGAAGTATGTGTATGAGAAGAACTTTGACACGCCTCTCAAGGCAATATTGCCAACGGAAGGTTCGATTCTAGACTTATCTCTGCGTTATTCCAAGTAAAAAACGGACTTGCGAACTTATACGTTAGAGCATTCAACATGGACTGCCTACACGAAAACCTAGTTACAGAGGAAGGCCAGCATATATGCACGGATTGTGCTCGTATTTTAGATACAGTCATTGACGAAGGAGCAGAGTGGAGACAGTATGAAGACCATAAGGGCGAAGACCAGTGCCGCACTGGATTCGTGACATCCGATTTACTTCCAAATTCATCGTATGGGTCCGTCATGTCCCACCGGGGAATTGCGTCGGGAAATAAGGAACTGAAAGGAGTTCAGAGATTGACATGTTGGTCATTATTCTCAAACAGTGAGAGGTCTTGGATGGGTATATTCGATGCGATTCAGTTGCCGTGTACGCATGCCGGTCTTCCAAAGTCTGTTATGCTGGATGCCTGTGGACTCTATAAGCAGATGGAGGATGCTCAAAAGGTGCGAGGTGATACGAGGCGTGCATGTATGGGCGCAGCTGTGTTTGTGGCATGTCGTAACCAGAACGCATCCAGGACACATGAAGAGATTGCAAAGATGTTTCAGGTCAATATTCGAACATTGTGTAAGGCCATCGCCCGATTCTCTCAAACGGAGAATACCGTTTTGGATACTCAGTTTGGAATTGCAGAACGCCTTACATCGGATTTGGGATTGAATGATGGCCAGAGACAGAAAGTTATGGACATGTTGTTGGAGTTATCGACCCATGACGGCGGAGAACTGGAACATACTCCCAAGACTATCGTTGCCGGCGTCGTAGCACATATCATGGGTTTGAGTACCAAAGTCGAGATGAAGAACGTTTCCGAGTTATCGAAAGTATCGGTATTAAGTTTGTATAAAATCGTAACGAAACTCAGAACTTCGCAATAAACCATGCAACATATCCTCCTCCTTGTGACACAGTCATTGTAAAAGATCCGTTAATAGGAACTACAGATACTAGAAAGCTACCGAATCCTGATTGACTTGTAGCTACGATCACGCTTGTTGCAGTTACTCGCGAATGATAAACTGTCATAACCTCTCCGTCTGGGAAGTCAGTTCTTCCACATTGCGTCGTATATGGATTGCCAGCACTACCGTCTTCGTTGGACGCTCCTGCTCCAAATATCAGATTATGAACATTCACCAAATCAGTTTTTGACACGTATCCATTCGCCCCGTCACTGACGATCTTGGGGGAAATGATATGTTGAAGGATATTTTTAACGGTCGTTGTGTTTGCGAAGGGGTCTCCAGACATTTGTATATAGAAAACGGAAACTATCTAACTCCTTTCTGTTTTGTATAAATATGGACCCTCTCTTCGATCCCTCTACAACCACTCTCGGCCAGCGCTACACTCTCTTCCCCATTTCCCCATATGAAGAGGACCTCTATGCCCTCTACAAGAAGGCCGTAGCATCCTTCTGGACCTCCGAGGAGATTGATTTCAGCAAAGATAAGGAAGATTGGAATAAGTTGACGGAGAAGGAGCAGTATTTCATTAAGCACATTCTGGCATTCTTCGCGGGGTCGGACGGAATCGTTCAGGACAATCTTGCATCCCGATTCCAGCGCGACGTCCAATCTCCCGTTGCCCGGCTCTTTTATGCATTCCAGAATGCGATCGAGGGCATTCATTCCGAGACCTATTCGCTCCTCATTGACCAGTATGTGAAGGACAAGGACGAGCAGCGCAAGTATTTCCGTGCAATCGATGAGATTCCGTGCGTCCGGGAGAAGGCTCTATGGGCAGTCAAGTGGATTGATTCGGCAGAGGATTACGCCACTCGTCTGGTGGCGTTCGCGTGCGTCGAAGGCATCTTCTTCAGCGGCTCGTTCTGCGCGATTTACTGGATTAAGAAGCGCGGTCTTCTACCTGGACTGACATTCTCCAACGAGCTGATTTCTCGTGACGAGGGTCTTCACACCCAGTTTGCGGTGGCAATGTACCACAAGTTGAAGAATAAGCTTGATGCTTCTACTGTCAAGGATATTATTGAATCGGCAGTGGAGAAGGAGACTGCATTCATCTGCGATGCTCTGCCCTGCTCTCTGATTGGAATGAATGCCCGCGACATGACCCAGTACATTCAGTTTGTTGCTGATCGTCTTGCCGTCCAGCTCGGTATTCCCAAGATTTACTCAGCCCAGAACCCCTTTGATTTCATGGACTTGATTTCCATGGAGGGTAAGACCAACTTCTTCGAGAAGAAGGTCAGTGAGTATTCAAAGCCTGGAGTGGGTATGAACCAGAAGGATATGGAGATCCGACTGGACGAAGAGTTTTGAACGGTTGACGCCTCGAAATTAGAGTCGCGACATAAAAACACTTGAGAGCTGATGTGATATGCCATGCGCTGTGATACAGAATGTAATCATTGGAACCGTGTGCAATCGCATTCAACAGAATAAGGACGAAATTCAAAAGGTAGATTTTTAACGTATCGTCATTGTGAGACAAATGAATCTCATAAAATGCCCAATAACATGCTGCGACATAATCCATAACAAGGACGATGTTTGTTGGTTCACTGTATGCGTGCCAAACTACCGAAATTGTCGATGAGACGATAATTGCGGTCTTGTATTCATACAGATCGTGTGGATATACCGGGATTACCGATAGGTAGTGAGGGAGCGTAGTTAGCACGAGGAGCATTATTTTATATACGAGGTGGTGTATGTAACCGCTTCATCTCGTATCTTATAGGCTTGAATCAGAGGTCCGAACTTTATATCTGTTAGTAAGATGAATCCTGCTACAGAAACGAGCAACGAGTCTTCAAACGATATGCTCTTGGTGTAGAATAGCCAGAACTTTATTCCGAGATACAGTCCAAGCGATACTCGAAGTAGAAGATCTGCAAACTCAAACACCCAATATTTTGATATCTCGTATCCTTGATGGTCGAGAATAATGTGAACCAGAACGATTGATTTCAGAATGAGGAAATACCAATGATGTGGTAGGATATGCATTTATAAGTCTGTATGGTTTATTTCAGGGTGCGAGTGCTGAGGATGTAGAGGAACATCGAGTTCAGGATCGCGAGAACGATGGTAGGCAGTGTACGCAGAAGCATCATGAATCCGCGCTTGGGACTGGATGTCATGATGTAGAGTTCCGCCAGAACCAAAATTCCTGTCGCAATCAGCGCAATGATGAACATCGCGTAGTAGTAGGTCGTCACCGTCTCGTTCGAGACATTCTTCGTGATTTCAGATTCTTCAGGCATTTATTTACAATACAGTATTTTTTACCGAATGCGCTTATTGTCAATGTAAGTGATGTTCTGGCTCACGCGAGCCCAAGGAAGGGCCCGTGTCTTTGGTGCCACGACCTTATTGGTGAAAGAAGGCAGGAAATCCACTAATCCGGAGGTGCGGATGATAGGTTGGTATAGGTGGGTCAATACCTTCACATTGTTGTCGCGTGTTTGACCTTGGAACGCACGAAGTTTGGATTGACGCGTGAACGCTGAAGCATCTGGAGTCGGCATTTGTATTGACTAGCGTTAAAACTTACAGAATGAATACTATGAAACTACTAAATGGACCTCACATATGCTAGTATTCTCGTTCTTGCCGCAATGGTGTTTGTGGTGTCCGGTATGGTCGGATATCTGTATTGGCAGCACACGCGCCTCCAGCAGCATGTGCAGTCTCTGTCTCTCGTAGTCACCTCCCTCGTGACCCCTGCGCCGGCAGAGGAGACTTGCCCTGAAGTTCATCAGCCTGTCACTGAGACCGAAACCGAGGCGGAGGTGGAGGTTGAAGAGGATGCACCTGTTGACGAGGACGATCGCCTGTCTGTCGAGCACGTCACTGCGCCCCCTCCCGCCCCAAAGGAGGAGGTTGATATTGACGACCTCCAGACGAAGACCGCGGTCCAGCTCCGCGAACTTCTGACCCAGAAGGGCATTCCGTTCGGAAAGCGCGACTCCAAGTCTGCCCTCATCGAACTTCTGAAGGCCACTGCTTAAACATTAAACACACAACAACACAATGAAACTCGTATCATTTGACGTAGGGTTGCGCAACCTAGCATTTTGCGTGATGGAAGGAACAACTCGCTCCAATGTAAAAATTTTACACTGGGACTTGATTGACGTTATGGCGGAATCGGCAGGACATGATAACCCCAAGTGCTTCAAATGTAAGAAAGCCGCAAATTACATGAAACACGATGAATCGGCGTATGCTTGCAAAACACATTGCCCAAAAGGCGCCAAACCTACCACTAAAACATCACTGAACAAAAAAGAGTTGAGTGTTTTGAAAGTGGAAGCATCTGGAGTAAATTTGGAAGGTAAGACGAAGAAGGAGCTTGTAGATAAACTGTTTGCTCATTATTCTGCGAATGTTTGGAAACGATGTATCAAGTCGGCAAAGCAGTGTTCCGTCGTAGACTTGGCAGGACCGATTGCTCAATGCTTAGAAGCCCGCAAAGATATGTGGAAAGATGCCGATCTGATTGCGTTCGAGCAACAACCGGATAAGCGCATGTTGTGTGTCCAAGCAATGCTCCATATGTGGTTTGTGTGCCAAGGGTTCAAGTGTAAGGGAGTATCTGCAGTTCATAAACTCACCAACATGATTTCGCTCGAAGATTCCACAAAAACCTATAAGGGCAGAAAGAGCACGGGAATCGTTCACGCTACGGAGCTTGTTCCTACCGAAACATGGAAATCCTATATGTTAAAGCATCCTAAGAAAGACGATCTTGCCGACTGCTTTTTACAAGGATTGTGGGTGATGGAGCATTAATGCGTTCTAGTTTTCAGAACTGAACCGTTCAGATACAACAAATGGAAGGTATTATCGGAGCAGATATGTTGTCAAACATCCAGGTCACGGGCGCTCCGGACACTCGCATGGCAGACATTCAAACAATTGATTTCCCAGAGTTTTCGGGAGAGTCCGCGCAGTCGGCACCTGCTCCCCGTCTTTTTCCGACTCTGAACGAGACCGGTCCTTTTGAGAGTTCCGAAGGTCTTCAGAACATGAATGCGGACGCGTTCTCTCAGCATACGCCCGCACCTCGTCGTATGTCCGAGGAACACACGATGAAGGAGAAGTACGAGATGCTGAGGAAGTTCGAGCGTCTTCAGAAGATGGGTGTGCCTATGCGCAAGCGCTTCACTCTCGAGTCGCCTCTTGAAGAGATGAAGATGGAGTTGGAGTTCATGAGGCGCGAGAAGGCTATGGACCAGACCATCAAGCAGTTCTGCGATTGGTATATTACCGGCATGTCCGCTATGGAGTGGGGGTCGAAGAATGTGGCGATGATGAAGGCGTTTGGATTGAATTTGGACGGTCTTTCGGAGTCGGCGCAGATGAATGTTGTGGACATGGAGGAGGATTTCGAGGAACTGTATGACCTCTACGGCGACAAGATGAAGATGCATCCTCTCGTTCGTATCCCTATTCGCACATGTATGATGGTGTATATGGTTCACTTGACCAATCAGATGGCACGTAAGGCGCCTATTCCGAATATCGATGAGGTTCTGCGCACGAACCCGGACATTGCCCGCCAGTTGGCTACGGCCGCGATGCAGCAGCAGACGCGTGACATGAAGTCTGCTCCTCAACCTCAGATGCCTGCGTATGTCCCTGCTGCGCCGTCCGCGAACCCTATGGCTGGCCTTGCCAGTTACATGAGTTCTATGATGCCTCCTCCACCGCCCCAGCAGACTCAGAACGCGAGTAGGGTTCCCACCACAATCAAGAGTCCTGTGAAGATTGCGCGCCCAAACGCCCAGCCTCCTTCCGCATCGTTCGCGCCTCCTCCCCCAACCCGCGAAATGAAGGCACCAGGACTTCCTAACCTAGATGATCTGCTTGCGCAGGTTCAGAAGGATACGAAGAAGGTCGCGATGCCCCCTCCCACGCCGCGTAAGGGTGGATCTACCGGCAAGAACTCCGTGAGTTTCAAGCTTTAAGTATTACTTCCTATCTATCTAGGTGCGAGTCACCAATGCTGCATACATATTAGTACTAGTTGAAGTAACAATTGTTGGGTTTCCAGAATACAAAGCACAAGTATCACTCAGTGTGCGTCGTAAGCCAGAATTATCAGTGTACTTGTAAGCCTTACAAGTCGTATTTTCGCAGCATCGTACTCCACATTGGCTGGCATTATTGACATCAGTAAGGTCGCTTCCTATTTTGGTACCTCCGACAATAGTCTTTCCTGATATTGCAGTCCCAGGTGTGCAAGTCGACCCCGAAGTTGTCCCTGTCCCTGTCCCTGCTGCCGTTGCCGCTGCCGCTGCCGCTGCCGTAATATGGGCAATTAAACCTCCTGAGAACTTAGGATCACCAGGCGATTCGGTGACGGGTCCTTGCTTTAAAAAGCACTGCGAGTTGCGCCCGGCACTCATGTACGTCCAACCAGTGCACAACGGATCCGCACAGCATTCGCCTTGACACGAGTTCGCACTCCCATACAGAGTCGGAGCACCGTCCCTTAACGACATACCATTCACCAGAGTGCTTGATTTAATTTGGCCAAGTATGCATTGACTTCCATCCTGAAGATTTCTAGTGGTCGTAGGCTGTGCAGAATCAGGCAGCAGCGATGAAGGTGGTGGCGGTGTCGATGCTACTGTTGTCCCTGTCCCTGTCCCTGTCCCTGTCCCTGTCCCTCCACCGCTGTTACCTGAAACAGGACGAGGAAGATCCGGCTGGCAACTCTGTCCTGCTATAGGGCATGGATTCGCCCTTCTGCGTGCAGCTTCAGCAGCAGCATTCCGGTCTGCAAGAGAGGTTGTCAGAATGAATCCTTCGCGCGCATACAGCGACTTCGACTGGTGGAGTCCTGTAGCCATCACGACGAATGCGGCAGTGAGAAGCAATGAGTGAATGATGTCCCGCGTTCCGATGAAACACACAGCAAAAATAGCAAGCCGACGAAGGATTATATTCCGCCTATACTCTTCGTCGTTGTCGCTGAATTCATGTAAGATGTCACGACTTGTTGTATTCAGTACCAACATCATGATCCCTGTGAACAGGAGTGTGGTGTCCACTTTATCAAGCATCTCTTATTCAGAAGGGGCAAAGTTTTCAACAGAGCAGGACATCGATGGTACTGGAAGATCTGAAAGGATGCTTCCGCCATTGGTAGGTGGGGGTGTTGTAGTTGTCGTCGTCGATGATGCGCTTGGACCACACAGAATGCCATCCTCAGTGGTTCCTGCAGGACATTGTTCATAGCATCCGGGTGCCCCCTCTACTGCGAATGCTCCAGCAGGGCAAATGATTTTTCCGCCTCGGACGGAGACACCTCCTTCCATCTTCACGCATTCCCCTGCTCCGCCTAAGTATGTGTAACCAGCTTCACATGTTGGTGTTTCGGATCCCCCATATTTAGGACGAAAGGTTGAGCCTGGAACGCCGCAAGGACGCTGTGGACCCCCGCCAATCCGAACCTTTCCATCCGGACACGGTGAATTGGGATCCATATCAAGTCCTTCTCGTATCGTCTGGTTGATATACACAATGAACATTCCTAGAATGAGGATTCCGATAAGTCGCCTATAGTCCATTATTTAGAACGCAGCAAAATCGGTTTGTCCTGACCGCTTATAGTTCGCATAACTCTCGAGATTACACGACATTACTGGAGCAGTTCCGTCCGCAGCTCCGGTTCCATTGCTGTTTCCACCTGCAGACCCACCTCCTCCAGAGCCTCCTCCATCTCCTCCGCCCCCCACGGGTGCGTCCCCAGGACCCGGGACCCTGTCAGGAGGATTATTTCCGGCGTCAGGAGAAGCGGATCCGCCGTCAACGACAATCTGCGAACACGCGAATGCTCCTTTATCGGTCAACGCCTTAATTCGTTCCCACGTCATCGATTTGTCCAGGTTCGTGCAATAGTTCTCAACCCCACACGGGTTGCAACCTGGGAGAAGATACCTTTCGCTCTTTCCAGTCGGAATAAAGTGGACGCCATCTCTTCCAGGATCCTTCGGTTCTGCATCAGGATCGCTTGCCATCACAAACTTACCCAATGAAGAGTCAAACCCTTCGCGTCCTCCGCGCGAAATGCTGATAACAAGCGTCAGCAAAAGAAGTCCGCCCACAATCTTACTCTGGTACAGCGTAACATACGCGGCTCCTGCAAAGGCTGCAAAGAGTCCGACAATGTTGTTCAGAATCGCACTTACAAACGCCGGAGGGGGCATGGAGAAAAATACAATGTAAAGCACCACGGCAACGGCTGCTATAAGTTCTTGGCGGCGCATTTGTTAAAGTGAATTGTAATATTTTTCTGTATGTGGAAGAGTAATGGCAGATATTGTGGAAGTGTGGGGGTCATCCTTTCAATCTCGTAAACCCCTGAATAAACCTGGTTCTGAACCGAAACGAGATGCCCAGAAAGAAGGGAGAGTCGCAGCATCGCCTGCCGAAAGGACTCAGATCGCCAGATTCCAGAATAAGAACGCCATTGACGATCTTACCAAGAGTCTTCCTATCGTCCAGACGGACGAAGAAGGTGAACGTAATTTCCAGCCCACGAAGTCACGCGCCATCCGCAGTCCCGACAATTTTCGTGAAGAGATGACCAATGAATATCCCTATGCCCCTCCTGGATTCCAGGTTCAGGCGCAGGAATTGAAATTGAATAAGATTTTGAGCATGATCGAGCAGAATAAGACCGGATATGAGTCGGCGTCTACCCACGATGCCCTGCTGTATGTCTTCACAGGCATTTTCTTCTTGTTCACGCTCGACACGTTTGTCCGTCTCGGAAAGCGTCTACGTTGAAAATGGATTGGACTTTCGGAATGTAGGAATAGTAATATCACAATGGACTCCGTAATTCTTTCCCGCTCTCGCAAGTATGGTCGCAACATCATCGCTGATTCTGACTTCGCAAAGCTCGTGAAGCTTCCTGAGGATCTACAGGCCCCCACTCCCGATTGCACTTACCATCCTCCTTACTTCTTCTTCGCATCCGAGCTTTCGGTTCCTGCTGTCCCATATCCTCGCAACGAGGAGAATATTGCAACATATGCCGAGCTGAAGAAGACCCAGATTCGCCACTGCATTCCCAATCGCAAGAATTATGTCGATTACGTGTCTGGAAAGACATATAACACGCTGGAAGAGTGGGCAGTGGATAACGGCAAGACGCTCGCCGACGTTCTGTATGGCATCAACTACGTCCACTTCATCGACCAACAGTGGGCATACGGTCCAGTAGTGTATCACATGCCTCTGGATGTGCTGGTTGACCATATCATGCCTCAGAAGAAGGTGGTGAACGCTGACCCTGCGATGATTATTATTGACCGGGAGCGAATGACGCGGCTCATTGGAATGATGGAGGAGGCAACTGCGGAACTAAAGAACTTCGTTTAAGCGCGCAACGAAAGACGCGACTCAAAACTAGAAAAATCATCAAACCCATTATCCAAATACTCAATTTCAAACATCAAGGTAAAGTTAATGTTTGTATTGGATGTGGCGTCTTCAAGATTGTTATTCGAGACATTTTTGTCTGCGACGAGTCCATCGCGCGTCCAGTAAATGAAGCCCTTGTTCCCCTGTAAGTCGTGAGTCCGAGCACGAATACGCATCCTGTCAAGCTTACGAATGGGAGGATTGAAGTGCGAAACATTGTCGGGTCCCGACTTGTCGCTGTACGAATTGAAATACTCTCCAGAAGCGTGTACCTGAGGCATAACCGGAATATGGGCAAAAAACCCGTCTGTGAATGTCGACTTGTCAGCAGCAACAGTGGTCTCATCGACCTTATTTGCCTCATCAATGTCGAGTTCAAAATAGTAATAATACTGATTGAGAGCAACATCAGTAGTATAGGTTGTTGAATCGCTGTTGGTGTTCGGTCCATTCGTGTAGTAGTGCTTGAGTGCTCCCGAGGTAGACAATGCAGAAGCAAGAGCCAGTGGCGGGAATTCTGCACTGATAAGGCGTATAGATGTCACCGTTTCGTATACGCGAGGCAAGTACACTATGAAATCGCCGTTCGTGTAATACTTGGAACGATCGCGATCCGCCGAATCAATTTGAACCTTCTTACGAACCGTCCGGAGCACTGGGTTGGGTTTGGACTGAGACACGACTGTGCCATTATAGTCGTATGCTCGGTTCATTTCTTTTACTAAATACAACTCTTTTATTCAACCAAAAAAGCGTTAACTTTTTCGGTTGTGTATTTTTAATTAGAACTTGAGGTTGCCCATCATATCCGTAAAGTCTTCGTCTTCTGCAAACACTTGTGCCATTCGGCGCATGCCGATGTTGAATCGATGGTAATCAGGGACAGAGAATGTCTTGTAGGTTCGAATATCCGCGCACAGACTCTCGAGGAGTGTCTCTACCTCCACTGCCCATGCCCGAAAATTGTGGTCCTTGATATCGGGATTGAGGAGCGACATGTCCGGCCAGAAACCGCGGTATAGCAGTATGCGGTCCTTTTGTTCTTCCATCCAGTCTTCCGTGATGCGATCTCCTCTCTCCACATGGCGAATCGCATCAATAAGAAACCCATAATTCGATTGCTTCTCCTCCGTGGAGTAGTTCATTCTTTGCTCTCAGTATGTTCGTCCTTCCTACCACATTATTAAATCCATTTTCGATAAATGAAGTATTTGATTGTCAAGGGATGGTTGGGCTTCGGAGACCGTCTTGAAAGTTTGAAGATGGCAGTCGCGTATGCACTCCATTACAATCTACAAATCTATGTCGATTGGCGCGATCCTATGTGGAGCCACGGGTCTGAAGATTTTTATACGTATTTCAATCTCGTGAATATGCCGGTCCTAAAATCTCTTGATGATATTCCTGCCGACGCAACATATCACCCAAAATACTGGAAGGGACATTTGGATGAGCATATCTCTTACGACTTTGTTCAGCAACATAAAGACGAAGGTCTTGATTTAGGTGTTTTAAAAGATCCTTATGACGCGGACGTCGTAGTTGCATCGAGTATGGGCATACGTATGCTCTACCCAAACTCTACATTTTTTGCGAACGTGTTTCGAGTCGTCGATCAGCGTATTATCCAGAAGGTTCGCGAACACAAATCGAAATATCCCGTTGAACAGTCGTGGGGCATTCATATTCGTGGGACCGACCGTTTGAGGCCTCAAAAGCGAATGATGAGCATTCAATCAATTGTTTCAAACATTACAATCAACGGAGGCATGAATAAAGCACATATGGTTGCAGTATCGGACGACAAGGAGCATTTGGAGATATGGAAGCGCTATTATCCGAACACTTATGTGATTAGCCAGGTTGCTGTCCAACAATCCTCTCAACCAGGTAAAGGAAATCATACTTTGGACAAAAATACTTTGAATGGAACTAAGGATTTGACAAATGTGGATATGCTGATTGATTTTTTAATTTTGGCTTCGTGTGAGCGCATTTTTACTACAATTAAGGACAGTAGGTTCACCCAAGAGGCAAGGCGCTTACATCCGTTTGTCAATGTAATTCTCAGCTGAGGCGAGTCTTACACCAACAATACGCCATAGACAGAATCAGGACAACGATCGTCGCGATGCAGAAAATAGCAATCGGCTCCATGTGTTTACTTTTCTTTACAAGCTTCGCCAAAGTTCGTTTTCAACGAGAATAACTCATAGATCTTGCCTCGTAGAAAGAAGTGACTACGAAGATAACAATCATGATAATAACGATAGTAACTAGAATACCGGCGTCCATGTTTTGAGATTGCTGATTCCTAGGAGCAAAACGGAAATCCATTTTCAAACCTAGAGAAAGCATATATGGCACTGACGATTCACGGATACAGACTTCCGAAAACAGACGTTAAGAATCTCGTTCATCTGAAAGGCATTCTGAACGTCCGCCCTTACGTCCCATCCGTGTTCGTAAAGCCCCAGTTCGTCCAGCGTTACCCAGTTTACCTAGAGTCTGCGGAGCATATATACGTTCCCAAACATTATGGCATTGAAACGTTCGGGCCACCAAGTGTTTCGTATCGCGACGTACCAAAAACAGAGGACAAATATTGGGAGTTCTCGGGCTCAATTCGACCAGCGCAAGAACCCGTCGTTAATTCCTTCTTACTTCCAACCCCTCGTGATGGAGTCATTTCACTACAAACCGGCGGCGGTAAAACCGTCTGCGGTCTCTACATCGCGTCGCAACTCAAACTACCTACTCTTGTCTTGGTCCACTCTGGGTTTCTAAAGGACCAGTGGGTCGAGCGCATCCAAGCATTCCTTCCAAAGGCACGCGTCGGGACCATTCAGGGCGAGATCCTAGATATTCAAGACAAGGACATTGTGGTTGGCATGCTTCAAACTATATCCATGAAGAAGTTTCCACCAAAGACGTTCTCAGGGTTCGGGCTCGTGATTGTCGACGAATGTCATCACATTGCATCTGAAACATTCGTTCAAGCGATTCCCAAATTAACATCCAAACATATGCTGGGTCTGAGTGCGACTCCAGAGCGTAAAGATAGATTGATGCATGTCATCAATTGGTGCTTGGGTCCGATGCTCTATCAGTCCAATTCAGCGGAAAAGGTGGATTCTGGCGTCAAGGTGGAAGTCATGGAGTTCGAGACAGAGGACGCAGAGTTCAATACGGTCATCAAAAATCAGGCAGGAGTGATGTTCACATCTCTTATGGTGAATAAACTCACCGAGTACGAACCTCGCAACCAAATGCTGATTGAGTTACTGAAGGATGTGTTTGAGGAAGAAAACCGGCAAATTCTGGTTCTGACCGATCGAGTAGAACATACCAAGAAACTCTTTGAACTGCTTCCTCCAGAAATTCAGGCGCATACTGGGATTCTCGCAAGAGGGATGAAACCTGCTGTGAGAACCGAGTTTTGTGAGTCAAAACGAATTCTAATTTCTACCTATCAATTAGTTAAGGAAGGATTTGATGTCGCCTCTCTCAATACGCTTGTTATGGCGACCCCTCGACCTGATATCGAACAAATTGTTGGACGAATTCTCCGAGTGGAGAAAGCGAAGCGAACTGTTGCGCCGCTCATCTTTGACATTGTGGACTCCACATTTCGTCGCCAGTTCCAAGCGCGTTTAACTCTCTACAAGGAGCGCAACTACATCGTCGAGAAAGTCATGATGGATTAAGCGACCACCAAAGCATCAATCGCAGAAGAAGCAGAAGACGTGTAAGCAAGAAGCATTACACGAAGATCGGCAATTTTTTTGTCAAGAATCACCTTGTAGGACGCCCGAATAGTCTCGTCGGAGGAAGACGCATATTCAGATGCCATCTTCTTGTAATCCGCGATTACAGAAACCATAGTCGAAGGGAAAATTTGAGAATTCATAGGGAGTGGGAGCGTAGGCATTTTATATACTCTGCAGAAACTAGTATCCTAACCTTAAACACAAAAAACAACAGGTGCAATCACACCATTCTTCATTAAACTCCTCCTCTAGCTGGTCTAATGTGATTTGCGCCATTACATTCTATACAAGTTAAACTCCATCACCCTCTCCAAAATCATACCTCCTATCCTCGCCGTAATCGCCCTTATCTCTATCCGCTCTGTCCCCATAATCACCATAGTCCGTTTCGAGTGCGTGTCCACCCTCTCCAATCGGCGCTTCTCCATCCTCAACATCCCTAGTCGCGTTATGCCCATCTTCCGGCATGTTTTCGTCCATATCCTGAATCCCTCGCAGCGTCTCTTCGTCCTGATCCACAGTTTCCTGCTCTCTGGCGAATATCCTGCGATCCTCGTTCGTGATAATGTATCCTGCCAGTCCAATATCCAGCAACTGTTTTGTCACTTCACGTTCTTGGTCTGGCATCTGCCTCATACGCTGCTTGAACGTCTCGCGCTCCTTTGCTCTCAAAGAATTCTGTATTTTCTCTGCGTCCTCCTTCTTCAGAAGAACCATACGCATAACTAGATCCTTACGCACGGCACGCTGTAAGATAAGTTCCGTATTCTCCTTCTTTGCAACAGAATGTAAGAACTTGAATATCAATCCACGCACCGTATCGCGCAACAAGGACGGATCAATCGTAGTATCCAAAAGAACAAGCGATTCTCTGAAAGCACTATTGGCCGAAGGTTTCAATAGATCCATCAATCTATGCAATAGCGTCATCAACGCGATTCCGTCGTTCGATTCATTCACGAATCTTTGAAGACCTGGGACCTTTAATGCGGGAAACTTTAACTGAAGGTTCGCAGTATTATCCTTATCGTTTACTCTTTGAAGAGCAACTCCCGAATCTGTTTGAATAGGAACAGTCGTGGCATGTTTCGCAGGAAGGATTGCGTCCGATAATCTCGTGGGCATCTGGCGGACATTGGGACCCTGTTTTGGTTGAAGAACCGATGTAGGTTGAACGGAATTACATAGAGGGTTTGTGGGTTGCTGGTCCAAAGTCTCAGAAGGCGCATACGCAGTCTTCTCGAATATCATAAGAGGTAAAGTCTTCGTGCTGAGTACTGGTTCGTCCGACGGAACACTGTTATAACGAATACGAGCATCTTCGAACTGCGCCGCATAATCTTTCGTAGAAATGCTCTTTAAATACTTCTCGGACTCGGTCTTCAATGCGTCCTGCTTCCCCATGACTTGACGCACGAACGGAACAATAGATCCAGTAAAAGACCCTGGAAACGCCTCAAACATCCCCTTGAGCATGAAGAGAAGAGTGTCGAGTATCCCCTTGACCTTCGTGTCGTTCGTGTCACGAGGAAACCCGGACAGAATCAGAGGACGAGACCCAAACGACCTTCTAGGGATGAGGAAAGGACTGTGCGTCTGTATCAAGACAACCGCTCCAACAAACCCCAAAGTTCCATCCACTCTGTTCCGAGTATCATCATTAAATTTCTTGGTCTTGGAAATCTCGCGGAACGAGGCTGAAAGTCTCCGCATAACATGAAGAACCGGAATCAATTGCTTTTCTTCCGGCAAGATCTGGAGTAACGAAAGAACCAGATAGAACACGGAATCAACAGCGCTTTTTAATTGGAATACATGCTGGAGTCTTTTCAGAGAATTCGAGAACGAATCAATTTGAGATTGGCCGTGGAACGATGGTTCATCCAGCACGCCTTGGGATACAACAAGACGCCCGTCTCCATCAAACTCATCTTGTGTGGCAAACACTTGTCCAACCCTTTCCCCGCAGGATGTGCATACTCGGAACCCTAGGTCTGATGCAGTCCAGTCCCTGTAAAACACTTGAAGATTCTTTTCCATATCGCCCTTGAGGATTGCCAGAGTGTGCTGACACACAATGAACGATCCATTCGCGTCCAAAAACACTCTGTCTACAGGAAGAATATCTTTCAACAGCGTGTCCATTGCATCCACCTTATCTTCATTGGTCCGTTGAGGATCGGCCAGCAACAAAAGAATGTCTCTCCGCAATTCCGATGTTTCCAAATTCTGTGTCGCGTCGTATTTCTGCAACTTGATGGATTCTGGAATGAATCTGTAGGACCGCAAGAACGCCTGATGTGCCTTCAATATTTCTTCCTCGGTATCTTCACGCCAAGGTTTACGACCCATCGCCACTAACGACGCCTGCTCTTCATGTATTGCCGCAATAGGCACACATTTGTCTCCCCGATACACACCGCTATTCAGGAATTCTTCGAATGTATCCGTCTTCAAACACTCCAACGGATCGGATGCGGGAAACTGGGTACTGAGGATTTCTCCAATGGGTTTTACGTTGAGCAAACCGGCTTCGTTTGTTCTCGCCAACAGCATCCGCGAAACCATTGTGCCGGCATCTTCCTGCTGCATCATCCAATGACGAGGATGGACTCCGGCTTTCCAAGGCGACCCGTACATCTTTTGCAGGATTTCGTGAGGAGCTTGGGTATCTGCCGGAGCAGGAAAGTTCACAGATATCGGCGGAGGAGGTTCAAGAATCACATCCACTGGAGGAAACCGCTGCTTCCACACAGACCAAGGAATCTCATTCAAGCGAACATCGTACACCTTCAAATACTTCATGCCTTCCGTGAACGGTTGTTGTGTGGTTGGAACTCCATGTGTCAGGATTGCTTCTACGGACGGATACACTGTCTCAAACTTCTCTTTGGTGATAAGTTTCCCTTCGGCCACAGATTCCAGAAAGGGATGACCGGCAAGTGGATTCGGGATTTCAATCGTTCGAGCATCCATAGAGAATCCTTGAATGCGTATATCGTCCGCCGTATTATCGATCGGGACACCGATAATCTCAAGAGTTCCATCTTCATGGAGTTTCGTGCGTGTGGTCTCAAACATACCCAAGGCATGCACATCTCCGCCCTTTTCCACTCTCGCAACAGTTCGTCCATCAATAGGAGGGTTCTCAGTAGATTCGGTGCGATAGGGTTTTGGCAGAGCATTCAACATCCTAGTATAATACCCCGCGACGGCTCGTTGCTTCTCATCAAAAAGAGGTGCCCACTTCTGAATGTAATCGTATTCAGTCGTGTTAAAGTTGTCTGCGAGCGGATGGACCCAAGAAGGCATACGGACCGTGCGTCTCTTCTTGACAGCATACCCATCCTCAGCGTCTTCTACGGAAGCCAGATATGCATCCTTGACTCGGTCCTGCTCTTTCTCCAATGCCTGGAGTTGGAATCGGGTTGGTTTACCTGCCGGCATCCTAGCCTCAAAGTAATCCAGTAATTGCTCCTCTAAAGTGAAAAACCTCAAATTTTCAGGCCTTTGCACTTCTTCTTCATATTGGAATGTTTCTAGAACTTGGAAGTCCGCGACATCAAATGTAATGATGTCTGCCATATTGTATTTACAGACTCTTTTCTACAATCCCACAATATTCTTCCACGATAGTCTGCGCCGTTGTAAGCACGGATTCGGGCGTTTTGGATGTATGGAACCGAAGGACAGTGTCCGTGCGTAGCGGGTGCGGGATGTCGTAGGACACGAACCCTACATCCGTGCCAGAGTATATGACCTCCTGGAGAAGTGCACACACCGTATGCCCTCCCTGATCAATCTGAATGCGATACTCGTTATCCTTCTGCTTCTCGATATTCGAAGTTGCCTCCTTGATGTAATCTCCAACCATTTTTCGCAGAATCTGGACCGCCATCTTCACGAGTTCCTTGGATGGAATCACGCCAACACTTTCTACATCCAAATCAATCCAATCGGGTCTGCCACGGTCGTCTCGCGAATACGACCGCTGGATGTAGAAGTTATCAAACACGGCAGGAGACCCGGCATTCTCGTCCACGAAGATCCGCTTATCTTCCTTTGCTCGAACCGGGTCGACATGCCACGATGTAGTCGCAGTACAGACCTGCGATGCTGTCTTTGTCTCCACGGCAAGCTTGCCCTTGATATGGACAGACTCAGAAGGTCTGACGCGCAGAAACAGAAGAGGAGCATTCGTGTCGCGGTCGGTCATTAATATCGTGGGGCGACTCGACTCCATAGTGAAATCGTTCGTGCGAATCGTCCTTGTTCCCTCCGCTTGTGGCAGAACACGCAACTCAATCTTTGCGTCGCGAATCGTCGAGGCATCCGTGGGTCGGACATCGACAGGCAACATCTCCACGCGGTGCTTCAACATTTCGTGCGGCAACTGAGTCGTATTCTCCAGAATTTGGACGTCACGAATCACAACCGTAGGAATATCCGTAAGAAGAATACGCCTGAGAGCGTTGGCGAATGTCACTGGAAACTTCTTCAATTCCGTGTGATACACATTTTTGCAATTGGTTTCAGATGAATTCAGAACTTCTGCCATCTTTTTGACGTTATCCATCTCGTTATTCAAGGATCCGTTTTTTTCCTAAAAGTTCATAACGACATGGCTCAACCTTTCCTTTTTTACAGCGACCGGTGTCCCAATTCGAAGCAGGTTATCGAGACTCTCAAGGCTCTCAATAAGACGTCTCTCTATAAACTCGTCGCGGTCGAGAGCATTCCGCGTGCCCAGATTCCTGCGTTCCTAACATCTGTTCCGACACTGTATCATCCCGAAACAAAGGACGTGGTTGTAGGTAAGGCAATTTACGGATACATCGCGAAACCGACGAATGCTCGTAAGGAGATTCCTAGCACTGGTTCTGCTAGCGCTCCTCCCGCATCGTCTGGAGCGGTCGCCCCTCCACAGGCAATTGGGGACTTGTCGCCGTGGGGGTTTGAAGGAACTGGCAGACTCACTGAGAATTATTCCATGTGGGATTCGCCTACATCGTTCGTTGCCGACGGAGGCAGTATGTATACATTCCTCGACGGAAGTGCGCCTGCAAGTTCTGGCGGGGGGTCCGGTCTCCCTGCCGCCGCCGGTCCAGTCACAAAGAACACGCTCGATGACAAATCAAAAACGGGTTCCAATGACGATGTCAAGAAGCGGATGGAAGAGATGGAGAAGCGGCGTGAAAGTGAATTTTCAGGAATCGCGCGTAAGTAAAAATAACAATGGCGCCCCGCCAAATTCTCACCAGCCACTTCTTCGATCAACTCACCACCTTCTGCAAGGAACTTTCCGAGATGTACCCGGATGACCCCGATTTCGCACTGGGCCGAACCACCGCCACTCTCATGCGAACTATGAACCCCAATATGGTTGTCAACTGGTACTACATAAACACATGTAATTTCGAGTCAGAAATCCTTACCAAAAACGAGAAGTTCTTTTTAGACCACTCGTTTCTAGAGTTTCAGGGTGATTTGGACTTCAATCTTCTTATGAAGCTGAAGCAATATGTTCTAACGATGGGTCCTGAATCAAAGGAGTATGTGTGGGTGTACATCCAGAACATGTACAAACTTTCCAAGGCAATCACCACTATGAATAAGTAATTTTAGGAACACTTTCAAATCCACATAAATCTTTTGGTTCTAATGTCAACAATTCCACAAGCGCCGTTTCAGGAGTCGTAAAATTCCGAAACAGTATTTGGTTGACTTCTGCCGGACTCCATTTATAATCCAACTCAGGGAGCGTCCATTCCGCAAACTCCGTGTCGTAAAAACTATTCACCATTTCCTTCAAAATTTGGATATTACACTTGCGGAAATGCACAATCATATCAATGCGTCCAGGACGAATCAGTGCCTTGTCAATGCGCTCAGGGAAGTTCGAGGTGATTGCAAGAATACGCCCAGACGCCTCCAGAGTTCCGTCCAGCAAATTCAGAAGGAACGATAAATCCAGAGGCTCATTCTGCTCCTCTTCTCGATGTGCCTCCATCCACGCATCCTCCTTTGAAATCTTCTGCTCCGTGGGCTTTTTCAGATCACGCCGAAGCACAGAGTCGCCCATCGCATCAATATCTTCAATCACATACAGACGCTCATGGACCGGGATCGTGAACCTCTCCGTCTTCATTCCGTCATAGACATGAATTTCATCATTGAAAAACAAGTGACGTAGTTGTTCCTTGGACTTGATTTGAGAAAGCTGGATGTTCACAATGTGGCGCCGCGCAGTATTTGCAATTGCCTTAATGCTGGACGTCTTTCCACACCCCGGATCACCATGGAACATGAATCCTAGGGTGTACGGAATCCCCTTCTTCTCATACCAATCCCTGCGATTCAGAAAGAAGTCCAAATGATTCTTTAAATGCGTCCTCTGCTCAAAGAAGACGTTTTCGAACGACCGGGTGGTATGAAACGTGTGCTTGGTATATAGAAGGTGGGTGTTCGGCAAAGGATTCTGCGTAGTCTTCTTTGATTTGGTAGGCGTGACCATATCGAAATAATACAAGGCAGTTCCCAACTTATTCGCCATTCGGCGCTCATAGTCCAAATTACATCTATCTACAAATGCCTGGAGATACTGGACTTCGTGGTCATAACAGAACAGTTTGAACTTAATACTCTCTACTTGTCCATCGCTATACTTCAAATCGACCATCTGGAAATACAGGTCGGGCTCCACAAGCACCGGATCAAATTCGTGTGGCAGGTAATCATGATGCGTCATACATATGAGGTTGCGGATTGCAGGAATTGTTGTCACATAGTGAACCACCGAGTCCATCCGTGAATGATTGCTTGCCGATTGGTTATGTGACTTACCCTGCGACGTATGGAGAATGCGTTCACATGTGATGACGGCACGTTGTTCCCTGTTGGGTGGCGGAGGAGGCGTGGATGCCGTCGTGTTCTTCTGCCTTCTACAACACAATCCTTTTAGAGTAGGGAACCACACGGGGTAATTCTGGACGATGCGTTCGTATATGTTCAGAAGAATCATGTTCCGAACTGGACTGGAAGTTCCTCCTGCCTGAACAAGTCCCATCATCAATTGTGTTCTCATTAAGTCCGTGGCAATATTGAACGGTTGTTGGGCCGCCATTGACTAGTTTAAAAAACTACTGTCAAAATGATAATGGGAGATACTACGAAGCATTCTGAAACTGTGACTCCAAGTTGTCCGTGGGGACTTCAAGAAGAAAAGTTGATCGCGAAATGGGCGGATAGGTCTGCTTGCTACCGATGGCTGCACGATGAAGCCGAAAAGAAATATTCGCGTCTCAACATGATTTTGACAATTCCTGTCATTGTTCTGTCCACTTTGACTGGAACGGCAAACTTTGGTCTTGGATCGACGGTGCCTCCAAGTTTTCAGACTGTGGCTCAACTCGGTATTGGCGGAGTCTCTCTCTTTACAGGCATCATATCCACGATTGCAAACTATTTGAGATACGCTCAAAGAATGGAAGCCCATCGCGGTGCTGCCATTTCTTGGGGTAAATTGTATCGCAAAATATCCGTGGAACTTGCTCTTGCTCGACCTCTTCGCGAGAAATGTATGGACTTCATTCTTGTGTGTCGCTCCGAAATGGACAGACTTACGGAACAATCCCCAAGCATTCCCGACGATATTCTCAAGAAGTTCAAAAGCGAGTTCACGAAAGCAGAAGTTGAACTTACCGATCCAATCAAGTGGAACGATATGGAGAAAACAGGGGCGCATCCTATCCCTAGTGAAGAACAAGTTGCCAAAGCAGTTATTGCAGCCACCGACCAATTTAGGAACGTTAAATTGTCTCAATTCAAGAGGATGCTTGGGGTTCCTCCTCCAAAGAAACCTGAAGAACCTCCCCCTGCCGAAACAGTCATTCCTGTGGTTCCTGAAGAGAGGGTTTAATGCGCCTTCAAACACATATCGAGTGTCTGGATGTTGGTGTGGATAGGACGAGACCTCTTGAGACGCAACTGCTGAGATGCCTTTTCAACAACGTCCGTCGATAAAGCCACGTACCGCTTCATGTCCCTCAAAGGTCCTTGGATGTTCATTGTCGGAAACACGAGCCGAATTGGGTGAAGACCCGAAACGACTATATCGTTCGTGCCGCGCGTATACGCTCTATACTGCGCGATATCGAGTGGACCTCCAAAAATACGCAGAAGAGTGCGAGGTGGGGCAGGAGATAGGTCGCGCTGAATATATGCCGGCGCATACATGTGCCTTAGAAGCGTATGACGATTCCACCTCACCGTATCGGAAATATGGATGGATCCGTAGAGGAACGCAAGCGCACATTCCGGAGAACAATAGTGACCTTCGCACGTATACACATTCTTATATGCGTCGTAGGACACTGGTAGAATGCTGGGTGCCCAATCAAACGCGTGGCAGCACCAAAAACAGGATGTGTCGCGAGAATACGAATCACACACTGCCTTCTCCAGAATCTGCTTCAGAAGGTCGCTGCTCATACTTGAAGTATCCTCCATAGACTTCAAAATTTCCGTGTAATTTGTCGTTTGTGTCGTCTTTCCGACATCCGAATATTCCAAACCAAGTCCAGCAGGTTCAATACTTCCATCCTCCACATCCTCTATCTTCAGGAAAAATACGACCGGCGTTTCCTGTATTGGTGTTTCCTTCACGACTGGCGCAACTTTCTTCCTTGGCGGCATTTCTTTAAATATTCTATGCTTGAATTGTCAAAATCAAATATAGAATTTTACTAAATGCGGATCGTTGCAATGACCAACGATGGACAATTGCCAATGATGAAAAACATGTTGAATTCTGCCGAAAAGGCAGGATGGCCCATGCACCTTTTTCATTGCTACATTGTTGGAACAAACCCGAATGCTGCACAGTATAACACAGCAGAGTTTCAATCTTTGACTCTTCGCAAACTCCAAGTGATTTTGGAAAATATGCGCATGGACCGCGAAGTTCTGTGGATCGATAACGACATTGTCCTCTTCCAAAATACAATTGAGAATATGCGCTCTTTACCGGGAAACTTCGTGATGCAAGACGATCTGTGGGGGCCGTGTACTGGATTCTTTCTCGTTCGAACAACACCTGCCTCCATCCGCGCAATGGAAAAAACGATTGCTGGAGTCCAGAACCAAGTTGGCAAAAACGTGATGAACGACCAGCATGTATTTAATAAAGTTTACAAAGGCATTCTTGGTTTACAAGTTACCCTCTTACCCAGAAACGAATACCCGATCGGCTACATTTACTTCAATGAGGGCATTAAGACAGACGCAAAAATGGTTCATAATAATTGGTTACATACGACTGCAGAGAAAGTCGAGCGTTTTAAAGATGCTGGGTTATGGGATGAATCTGACTCTGCGTTTTTGAAAGTCCATGAGTATTCTATTTAGATGTATGCGACAAGGACATCTCCGGGGACATATCCATCCATATATTTAAATTGGTAATCCGGATTGATACGCTTAATTCTCTGTTGAATCATATCGATGTATGACGCATGACCATAGCGAGTTTCTCCCCAAGGATGGCTCTCACGAAGAATCCTAACATCGTCAATAGCAATGACGTTATCATTCCTTGGCAACTTTGAGATAGCGTCTAATTCAAACATTAGGGGGCATCTCGCAATATAGTTTTGGGTTATATTGCTATTATCAATGTGAGCATCTAAGTAAAAGACGACCTTATCGGAAAAATCTGGATTTCCAACAATATAGGATTCAAGATTTGCACTGTCTCCGTGTATAATATTTAGTCGTCCGTTATCAATATCATTTCGAAATAGACTTCTTGCGGTATTGACAAGGTCGTCTCGAATTTCAACCGTATATACCTTTCTGAAACTTGAAGAAAGGGCTTTCTTACAGCTTATGTCTCGTGTAGGATCGTCAAGACCTGTTTCTAAGTAAATCGAACATCCGTTCTGGTCACGAAGCTCCTCTAGGTCAAACGATATAGGCATTTTGTTAAACTACTGTATTTTTTTTCAATGCAAATCGATGTTAGATTTCGTCAATGTCGACATCCTCATCCTCCTCGCCCAGAACATCGAACTCGTACCCAGCTGTTGTACCCATAGGTTGCGCAGTCTTTGTCGTCAACTGTGCGCCATCCGTGATGTCTACAGCAAGAACGCGGGGATCTACAGTGAACTCCTTTGAAATGTCGCGCATCTGGTCCGGCGTAAACACCGCAACAATCTCAAACTCGCCTGCTCCGGTAATTCCAGAATCTGCAACGGCCACAAATGTCCCGATATCAATCCACACAGAGTGCTTGCCCCTGCCTGAGAACTTACCTGGAATCTTTGCCTGTGTAATCGTGCCCTTCGATGTCTTCTTCTCGTTGTCCACATAGAACACTTCCATCCTGCCATTTCCCATCTTTCGTAGAATACGCGCGATATGGACGTCTGCAACAACTCCCTCCGTCCTCAAATCATCCAGAAAGTTCTGAACGAATCTGCGGTTCTTGGAAGATGCGCCAGTCTCGCGCTTTGCGCCCTTATTGCCGGAATTCTTCTGAGGCGGCATTTTGAATGATACTACTCTTGCATAGTAATACTGAAATCCGTTTTATCTATAAAAATATTATCGAGATTCCTCATAAATGTCAGTTTCGCAACTCGGTCAAGATACTCGTGTAGTTAACTTCTATAAAGGTAAGCGGAACGGTTTTTTTGTGGACATAGGCTCTGCTGACGGCGTTTTTATTTCGAATACCTATATGCTCGAGCGCGATTATAGTTGGTCGGGAATATGCGTAGAACCTATTCCAGAGCAATATGCAAAGTTACTAATGAACAGACCAGGTGTAGTATGCTGCGATATGGCAGTTTATAAAGAAAGTAATCAGACGGTTGTATTTGACATAGCGAATGACAACATGCTATTATCGGGCATTCGTGAAAATATCGACTGCCATATTGATGCTGTGAACTCAAACAGAACTGAAATTTCTGTCAATACTATATCTTTAAATGACTTGCTTTCCAAATATAATGCTCCTGACCATATTGATTACTTATCGTTGGATACAGAGGGAAGTGAATATGAAATCCTAAAACACTGCAATTTCAATAAATATACATTTGGATACATAGATGTCGAGCACAATCATGTTGAACCTCGGAGATCGCACATCCGAGAGCTCCTCTTAAGTAACGGATACACGTATATCGGGGAAAATGACTTTGATGACATCTATATACACTCGTCTCTCGTTCAAAACGGAATTTGATACATCAACCCCAATAGATTACACAGAATGTCCGATCTTTCGAAGCAGTACCGCAAACACACGCACCGCGAACATATTCTTGCTCTTCCCGACACTTATATCGGGAGCATCGAGAATGCTCAGGAGGAAATGCATGTTGTGGATGGCGACAAGTTTGCTCTAAAAACTTTGAAGCAATTCAACCCCGGATTCTACAAGTTGATCGATGAACTTTTGGTCAACGCCCACGACCATGTCGTTCGTCTTCGTCAGCGCAAGTCCGATTCACTCGTCAAGAAGATCGATATTTCCATCACTGACAACAAGGTGTTCACTATCCGAAACGACGGAGAGTCCATTGATGTCGATAAGCATCCCGACTACGGCATCTACATTCCCCAAATGATCTTCGGAGAACTCCTGACATCCACGAACTACGACAAGGACGAGAAGAAACTGGTAGGTGGCAAGAACGGATATGGCGTCAAACTTGTAAACATCTTTGCGAAACAACTCAAACTCACTATCGTCGACGAGAAGCGCGGTTTGAAGTATGTACAGGTATTCGAGGACAACATGTCCAAGATCGGCGTGCCGTCCGTCACCAAGTCCAAAGTCAAGTCGTTCGTAGAGGTCGAGTGGACTCCTGACTTTGCAAGGTTCGGATGGAAAGATTCACTGATTCCGGCGGACGTGATTGCTCTTGTAGAACGGCGGGTATATGACCTTGCGATGACTGTCGGGAACGGCGTTCGGATCGTGTGGTGCGACACACCCATCAAATTCAGGAGTCTCGAGTCTTACGCAATACGGTATCTCCCAGAAACAGCACCGACTGCCACATATTCTGCCGAACGGTTCCAACTGACAGTTGCGGATTCGCCGCTCGACCGTATGCTCAGCGTAGCCTTTGTAAACGGCATTTGGACGCGCTCGGGCAAGCATATTGATGAGATTGCGACCCAAGTGGTTTCGCATATATCGATGTATCTGGAAACCAAGAAAAAAATCAAGGTGAAGTCTGCGCTCATCAAGGACTCTCTTGCCATCTTCATGGACTGCTCCATCGAGAATCCTGCATTCAGTTCCCAAACCAAAGACCACCTAACATCCAAACTCAATATCAAGTTGCCCGAGGATTTCCTCAAGAAGGTCGTGTCGAAACTCGGCATCGTCGAAAAGGTCATGGCGCAGCAGAATGTGAAGGATACCAAAGACAATACCAAGACAGACGGCAAGAAGCAGTCCAAGATTACCGGTATTCCGAAACTAGACGATGCTGCGTATGCGGGGACTCTGAAGAGTCACGAGTGCACGCTGATCCTTACCGAAGGAGACTCTGCAAAAGCAATGGCAATGTCCGGTCTGTCCCAAGACCAGCGCAAATACTTTGGCGTGTTCCCTCTGCGCGGCAAGTTGCTGAATGTCAAGGACACATCGGTCCGAAAGGTCGAGCAGACCGAAGAAATCGCGCATCTCAAGAAGATTATGGGACTCGTGTCTGGAAAGGAGTATAAGGATGTGCGGGACCTTCGGTATGGGCGCGTGCTCATCATGACCGACCAGGATTATGATGGCGCACATATTCGCGGCCTCATCATCAATCTGTTCCATGAACTGTGGCACACCCTGCTTCAGGCCAAGGGGTTCCTTGCATACATGGCCACGCCCATCGTCAAGGCAACCAAGGGGAAGACTGTGATGTCCTTCTACACCCAGTTCGAGTATGAAGAGTGGAAGAAGAGTGCTGGACCTGCTTGGAAGGTCAAGTATTACAAGGGACTCGGCACATCGACGCGCGACGAAGCCAAAGAGTATTTCGATAAGCTGAATATCCTGCCGTATTCCTATACTGGCCCTCAGAGTGATTCCAGTATTGATTTGGCCTTCAATAAGTCCAAGGCGGATGATCGCAAGGATTGGCTGAAGACGTATGCCCGCGAGAACATTCTCACGCCTCAACTTTCTCTACCATACGAGGACTTTGTCGACAAGGACCTCATTCATTTCTCCAACTATAATTTGGAACGCTCGATTCCTAATGTGATGGACGGTCTGAAAACCTCTCAGCGCAAGATTCTCTATTCTGCCCTAAAGCGCAATTTGAAGTCCGAACTCCGTGTGGCCCAGTTCGCAGGGTATGTGTCCGAACATTCCGGATACCATCACGGCGAAGCTTCGTTGAATGATGCGATTGTGGGAATGGCACAGGACTTTATGGGTTCCAATAACATGTCATGGTTCGTTCCTCAAGGACAGTTCGGGACACGGCTTCAGGGCGGTTCCGATGCTGCATCGCCCCGTTATATCCACACATACCTCCAGCCCCATGTGTCCAAACTCGTTCCAGATGCAGACTTTGCCTCTCTCACCTATCGCGACGATGACGGCATGCTCGTGGAACCTGAATGGTATGCCCCCATTATCCCCATGATTCTCGTGAACGGATCACGCGGGATTGGAACAGGATACTCTACATTCCTCCCATCCTACAACCCTTCCGACCTAAAGAAGATGCTCCTCAAGTGGTTGGAGACTGGTGATGGTCTGGATGCGCCTCTGGTTCCATGGGTCCGTGGATTCCAAGGCACAATGACGATGGAGGACGCAAAGACCTGCTTGATTCAAGGCAATCACACTATTGACAAAGATATGCTCGTAATCACGGAGTTGCCTGTAGGGATGTGGACGGCCGATGTTCGTGAAACTCTCGACAAGATGCTGACCGAAGGGACCATTAAGGACTTTACGGATACATCCACGGACGTTCAGGTGTGTATCAAAATCAAGTTGGGCGCGGATAAGGCAGCGTGCGACAAACTTCTCAAATCCAAGTGGAAGTTGACCAATATGCACGCGTTCAACTCCAAATGTGCCATTCAGAAATACGATACGCCCAACGACATTTTGAAAGAGTATGCTGGTGTCCGTCTCGACCTATACGCCAAGAGACGCGAACAGATGCTGAAGGAACTGAAGGATACATTGCCGTTCCACGAGAACGTGGTGCGGTTCATTCGGCAACAGAGTCAGGACAAGCCGGTCCCGGATCTGCGCCGCAAGACGCAAGAAGAGTGTGATACTATGCTTTCAAAGGAGAAGTTCGCCAAAATCAAGGGCGGATACGATTACCTGATGAATCTCCCGATTGCGTCACTGACTCTCACGAATGCCCGGAAGCACGAGACGGCACTTGAGAATTTGGTGAAACTCATTGGGGAACTCGAAGGAAAGACGCCCAAACAGATGTGGAAGGATGAACTTGTAAGTTTGAGCGTCTAAAACGGGGCGGAATGTACATGTCCAATTCAAATCAAAAATATTTTTTTAGAAGAATGTAGCTGGTGCTTTTGGTGACGCACTCAGATATGGATGTCCCGCAGCCAAACTCCCCTGTAATCCCCATTTCCATGCGAGGTAACCTTCTACGAGTTGACGGTTGGTGGTTGAGAGGGCACTCGTGAAGGCCAGAACCTCATTGACTACAGAACCATTGCCTAACCGACTAAGGTCGGCATTTGGACTAGCTCCTATACCGAATTTTGAGAAAGTCAGTGTATTTGACGAAGTAACTCCCGAAACACTCCCACCGTTGATAAATAGATTGCCGGTTGGGCTTGACCATACAAAAGACGCAATTGTATAAGTATTTGCAGTGACTGGAGTTGTAGCGCCAACTCCGCCTAAAGCATAGAAGATTCTGTTCGGATAGGTGCTAAGATCCCACGCAGTCATACATAACCCATTCACGTCGGTGTTATCACCAGAAATGTTTGAAGCACTAATGAAACGTCCGTAAGAATTAGTGTCGGTGGGTTTATTCACTAATACTATAAAGTAAGTGAATTGTGTTGTACTGATTCCGGGTGACATTGCTGCATTTTTTAAGTTCTGAGCCCCGTTGAAAACTATATCATATCCTACTGCATTACTAGCTGATGTAATGGTAGGTCCGAAAATACTAGTGGTTAAGTGGTACCCGTTTCCGCTCTTATCGTTCAATTGTGTGATTTGACTACTTGCGTTAATCGTCATGGAAGTCCTGTCCGCCCCGTCATACCACATGGTTATATTTCCTACGAATCGAGGATCCCAGTTCACGGTAAGTGGAGCAATGCTCTTGTAAGGGTGGGCAGTAGGCAAATTGCCCGAAATTCCCCATTTCCAGGCAAGATAGCCTTCGATATACTGACGCTGTAGTGTTGTCAATGCCGTCGCATACATAATGATTTCGCCAAGATCCGTAGCAGTAGACGGCGCGTCTCGAGAAACCATTGGGTCTAATATCCCAAATGCGCCATTGACTGAGTTGTTCTGGCTATTCTGAAGTCCAGACGGTCCAGTTCCACCGTTAACGATCAAATTCACTGCATTTGGTCCATTTCCGTTACTTACAGCGCACATGACAAACCCATTTGTTATGATAGATGATGGAACTGTATTAGTAAATCCTACACTACCATATGTAGATAAACCTACGGATCCGGAAGGTCCGGTACCTGGAATCCAAAACATATTTAAGGTTTTATAACCGCTATATTCTGTCATGCCCGCACTATTCGCAGAAGCTGCTGCTCTTGCAACTATAAATGCAGTGAGTTGTCCGTTAAATGAACCAAATGCTGGACATGGCTGTAAAACTCCTGGTCCAGATGGGTTCAACTCGATTCGGCCTAGCGAACCCGATACATTCGCAGGAACATTCACCATATTCAATCCGTTCAGTCCAATACCAAACGTTGGGAAGGATACGTTGCCGATGGCTGATCTTGCCGTAGTATATTCTGCTTTGTTCTTCCATGTGAACGACGCTGAACCGCTATTCGCGAGGGTGGTTATGTCCGCAGCGTCGAACCACGCAAAGCAGTTTGGAAAGCTCAAAGGACTGACAGGTTGAATAGCTGTGCCTGGAGACGGAAACTTGTAGTATGGATGCGTGGTTGGTAAGTTAGGGACTGTAGATCCAGCTGCGGTAGGATACGATGTTCTTACATTGTTCCACTTCCACAATAAATACGATTCTACGCGTTGTCTCTCGACATCTGAAAGAGCTCCGTCGTACATGATCATTTCACCAATACCATACGACAAACTACTTGGAACGTTATCTTTACCTATTTGTATTGGACCTACCAGCGGATGGGGTGCAAGAGGACAAAACACTGTTCCGCCAGTTCCGGAAGCACTCGGACCTGTTATTCCCCACAAGTAACTCAATTGCCTAGTATCAGATGTCGATGGGCCGGATACAAGGTAGGTTCCGTTATATTGTGCCGGTGTAACTCCAGACACAATGATCGGCTGATTTAAATACGCAGGTGGTGTAAATAAAGTTTGTGATGCAAAACTCAATGTAACGAACGGGGAGTTATACACCGCGCTACTGGGTCCTGCCGATAATGCTGTCGCGATAGGGTATGTTACTGAGGATGATACGTTCCCGTTCAAAGTATATGTGTACGAATTACCGTTTCTCTGACAACACTGAATCATATATGCGTCCGTATATGGCCCTGTAACAGAAGATGGACCATAAAAAAAGTAAGGTCCAGTTCCAATTCCTTGTTCAATATAGTGATTCTGACCGGATCCACCTGCCCTAGCAAACCGAACCATATATCCTCCATTCGCTTGATTTATTGTTGCAGTCGTTGTAAAATGTTGTAGATATGCCGAGGTCAGGCTCGATGAAAATGCGGGGACTTTAAATGCAATAAATTGACACCGAGTCGTTGGATTTAAAACAGTCAACGACGGCGTTTGCATGTAACTCGTTCCACCAGTAGTTACCAGACCAGTCGTAGAATCATATGTGCTTGTACCCGTGAAGCTGGTAATATGGTTATTGCGCCCACTTTTATCAGACCATTGCGTTATGGCACCACCAGATATAGTGATTGTAGACGCATCTTGTCCGTCATACCAAAACAAGCAAGGTCCGCTAATCGATGGTGAGACGCTAAGTATGTCTGTAGGTTTGAAAGTCATCGAAAATGGTTTGACTCCGACCCAACTAGGACCTTGTGATGGTGCATAGTTGTAAGCAATTGTTGAATATGGGTGGGTGGAAGGCAACCTTGTTTGCGTTCCCCACTTCCATGCAAGGTATCCTTCTATCTGCTGACGTTCGTTTGTCGAAAGTGTCGTTGAATACACCAATATCTCGGCAACGTTTCCTGTGAACGGAAACCCAATTGTTGCTGCACCATTCGTGTTCATTCCAGCGCCAATATAAAACTTGGCAGATCCTATGTTCGTAGTGCCGGTATTAAAGCAGGAGTTATTCGTTGAAAAGGAACTTCCATTAATAAAACTCGTGTTGGAAAATCCAGGCGGTGACTGCGACTGCAGACTCGAAAGAACAGTATAGGTGCCTGGCGTATATTGGCCGATTGCCTGACATCTCGATGCAGATACTCCGTTATCAATATATGGAACAGAGGGTGTATCGTTACTGAAATAAAATTGACGACTCGTGGCTGTGCCATAGTTGCTGCTTCCATATTGTAATATCGATTGTGGTAAACTCCCATTGGCAGATATTCTTGCAACTACAAAATAGGTTCCTGAAGCAGTTCCAGTTGGCAGATTCGTCGTAATATTCGTCGCCGACTCAAATCTCTGACTAGCGGTTCCATCGAATGCGATGGTGTTCAATCCATTTGCCGAAGCAAGAGAATACGTTGGCCGATTGCCGCCGGAAGATGCTACAAGATTACTTGCGACGATGTTCGATTTATCTGTCCAGGTGGTCACGCTAGACCCAGACAGTCCGATAGTGCTCGCGTCTGCCGCATCTAACCATACCGTGCACCCCGGAATCGTTCTTGGATCGAAATCCCATATTTGTTTATTGAACGTTCCTTGGAACTGGTATGGCATTCTTACTTAAAACATAACATATGAACTTGTCCCCGCATTCCACACGATGTTCGAGCTCGTGCCGGGGGGTATGACAAGAGGATTCGAGATTCCTGATACACCGCCTCCGCCTGCTGCAGTCGGTGTCATAGACAAATACGAACCGGAATTATTGCGAAGAACATTGTAGGTTCCCGTTACGGTTGGATTCGCACCAGACACGACGAACCCAGTAAATGACGACAATGTCAAATTGAAGAAGGTTGGAGAGTTTGCCGTGAATACCGTGAATGAAGATGGACCTGTCGGAACTGATACTCCTCCCAAAGCGACCGATCCCGAAGGACCCGAAGGACCCGTTACGCCCGAAGGACCTATCACTGTGCTCGGTGCTCCGGATGGACCGGATGCTCCTGAAGGCCCCGATACCCCGGAAGGACCGGATGCTCCTGAAGGACCAGATGCTCCTGAAGGACCGGATGCTCCTGAAGGCCCCGATACGCCAGAAGGACCGGATGCTCCTGAAGGACCCGAAGGACCCGTTACGCCAGAAGGACCCTGCACTGTGCTCGGTGCTCCTGAAGGACCCGAAGGACCAGTAAAGCCAGAAGGACCCTGAACTGTGCTCGGTGCTCCTGAAGGACCTGAAGGACCCGTTACGCCAGAAGGACCGGATGGGCCGTCTGCTCCGTTCGATCCGGTTGATACTCTGTACTGCGTTCCTGAAGTAGGAGCTGGACTAGCAGAATCTGTTAGAGCAACATAATTCGAATTTGGGACAGAGTAAGTCACCGAAAATGTCGTTGCACCTGGAGGAGGTGTGAACCTTTTCTTCTCAGTATACGGGCCCCCTGACGAAATAGAAGTAAAAATATAATATGTCGTTCCCCCCGTAAGATTTGAGCATGTAATTGTAGTGGACGTGATTTTCGAAATCGTCGCCATTTGTATACTACGCACTCATTTTTAGCGTTTAACCCAGACGGACATGTTGGGGCGCGGCACATACCGCACATCCCGCAATCTTCGGCAAGAACGCAGTCGTTTTACATCCACAAATGCGCGTCAATGTCTTCTTGACAGCACCCGTATTCCCTCCGTTCTCGTTCGGAACGCCACTTCCCTGCGAATACAGAACGAAATCCGAGACCTGTGATGCCGTATAGTTCGTGAAATCACTGGCCGTACGACGAATCTTGGAACTACCCACGTCTCTCGGTATCAATAGCGCCGTTCCGTTCGGAAGCACAGAGGGCGCAGGAGGATTCACTTCTTTGGATGCTTCCGTCAAATACGTGACTCCTGCCTTACGACGCTGCATCCTCGTCCAATCTGCTGCTGACATTGACATCGGCATTTATGAAACTACAGAGGTAAAAAACCTGATTTGATTCGGGGGAATCATTTTTCCAATGGGAAGTAGACGATTCGAATCGTCAAACGCAATCGCATCAAACACATCGTTGGAGTCCGGATCTATGATCATATACACACCTTTCACCATCACGCGCTGCAAACTCCTTGTTTTGCGTATCACGTTCTTCGTATACTCTGTGTCTCTCTCCATCGCAAGCACGGCAGGTTTATAACCCAATTCATCTGGCGTAATATTGGTGTCAAAACGCATGCATTGAATCACCGGTTTCTCTTTGGAATGCAGAGGTCGATGAATCTCGCAATCCACTGCGGACTGCTTTAACAGGTGACTGATCTGCTTAATGATTCTGCTCTTCTCGAACGCGACTTCATAGAGAAACTCGTCCGATGTCATGAATGTTTCCAGAGGCGTTTCACCTTCATACCTTTTTAGAACCATATCGTTGCGCCGAATCGCCACAATGTTTGCGCCTTCTGGCGAAGTGGCCTGTTCCTTGGTGAACACGGACATATACAGCTTCACATCCACCGTCCTCTCATCTTTCGGCAACGATGCGTGTGAACAAATACGAATGGCACGACCAATGACCTGATCAATGCGCGCCGGATTCCAATACGGCTCCATAATGTAGACATTTCTGACATTTGCAAGCGTAATACCTTCTGCGCCTGCCTTGGATGCCATAAACACACATAACCTGTGCTTCTTGATGGTATCCTTCAACCGCTGTGGGAACGTGTCCGAATACGATTCGTTAAAGATCTGGCGATACAATTCACGCTCCTCTTCGTTTCCGCCGACGAACATAGCATATGCCGGTTTGTCCACATCCATATCCGGATCCTCTTCCCATTCTCCCGCCCCGTTCTTTCGAATCTTGTAGGGCTGAAACCCATTGTAGTCCAATATGGCAGCAAACACGCCAAGACCTTCCAAAGATAAATACTGGGAGTAAATGAACTGGTTCTTGCCTTCTCCGATATTCTTCTTCAAGTCTTTCAGAATTTGAAGCATTTTAGGGGAATAGATTTTCAATCCTTCATCCGACAAGAACTTCTCAGGCTGGCGTTTCATTGCTTCCAGAATTTCGGGTTTTTCCATATTGCTGTTCTCGTTCGTATCGTCGTCCGTCTTCTGCTTCATTTCCGGCGGCACAGCGTAGTTGCACGCAAGTCGAGACGTCATTCGGAACGACCCGAAATCCTCATTCAAGTCAGGTTTACGCCCTTTCTTTGACTCTCTCTGGATTTCAATGAATCGTGACTCCAAATATCGCGTGAACTGTTCGTCCGAGAACGGAATCTTTACAACGAAATCGTCTTCGTTCAGGCGTTTGGGAAGCACGCGTTCATCTGCGCCCTTGTAATACGACACAAGTCCCTGAATCCGCCTTTGGAACATAAGGGGGTTCTTCACTGTCAAACCGTCCACGAACAGAGCCATGAACTCTTCGTATTTCGAAGGCAGACATTCCAGTTTCTCGACCACAAACTTCTCTGGGTCTGCAACCTCATTTCCTCCAAATGTAGTTTCAAACTTATTCTTCCAAGTCCCGACCCACTTGGTAATATCCACTTCATACTCCAACTCTTTCTTATACTTCACTGCATTCCGCTCCTCTTTCTCAGTATACACGCTCTCGAAATGAGGAGGATTGCGTGTCAACATAACTGCCCTCTTGATCGAATTGAATTCCACTGTGTCGACATCCGGAATCGATCGGAAGAATTTGGCGAGAGAACCTTCATCCCAAGTCAATGTTGCTTTCATAGGTACAGTGATGCGCTCAATGGGTCCCTTCAATAAATTCAACAAAAACGCAATCTCGTTCGGGCGATTGATGATAGGTGTTCCACTCAGCGCAACAATCTTGCAATCCCGCGCGTTGTATAACATATCGTACAACTTGCGCTTGATTGCCCTGTCATTGACAACACTTCCAATCAAGTTATGTGCCTCGTCAATGATCACAACAGAGTTATCAAACATATGGGGCTGGTCCGGCGGCAGGATCTTGTCCACATTCACGGAACTGATACCGTCATAATTAATAAAGGTGAACCTGTGATTCAATAAATCATCAATTTGCGCACGAATCACTTTTTGGGATTGTGTGGATTGTGTCGTGAAATTCGGGTTCATTCCTGACTTGTTCACGAAGAAACGCATATTGGCATCCAAGAATTCGTCCGATAACCCAAGTGCTTTTCCGGCTTCCTTGTCTTCCGGCGTCTTGATGAGTTTTTGTTCCCAATGTTGTTCCACGGCATAAATGGGGTCTCCGCACTTCCGGATCTCGCCCCTGTAATTCCCCTGCAACGACGCAGGCAAAATCACAAACACTTTTTTGGTGGACAATAGAGATTCAGCAACAGCAATGGAAGAGCAAGTCTTTCCGGACCCAAGACCGTGGTAGAGAAGTAGACCGCGGTAGGGAGTTTCCATCAGTAGGTAGTCACGCACGAGTTTCTGGTAGGAAAAGAGTTCGCGGGTGTTTTTGTTTCCTTGACGAAGACACAAATCTTCATCCTTATCTTGCTGGTCCGGCGGCAGTTCACGGTAATTCTTTCGTAAGAAAATGCGTGTAATCGAATCGGAGAATGCTTTGCGATTCGGTAAAACGTAGGTCATTCTCTCCACTTATTTTTAGAGAACAAAGGATAATGGAGGCAATTGTTCGCAAGAACCCACAATTATGGATGCTTACAATCTATCTTTTCCTCATTGCGGCATTCTTACATGTGCGCCCTGCGGTGGCATTTGGAAGGGATGGCCGAATCCGCCCATTTGGAACTGGGCAAAAGGATGCGACGATATTCCCCCTATGGTGGTGGACCCTTGCATTTGCGGTGGTATCATACCTTGCGGTGGTCTACTACCTCGACTATTCACTATAGCCAGATGATGCTGGCACAATTCGGTCATCACAATATTTCCATGAAAGTTGTCAATACACCCACACGGATTTTGTCTGGTTGGATGTGACATCTATTATTACTTTCTTGATTCTTTCCGTGTAATCTTTTTTCTACCTTTTCCACCAAGCTTCATTGGCGGCACGTAATCGATGTCAGTTTCTAACGTTTGAGGACCGAACTTCGGAGTCGTGGATTCTTCCGAAAGAGGAATGTACGGAGGACTCGGCGGTGCTTCTCCCTCTAGTTTTGGCCCCCATCTCGATTTCGGATCTGTGGTACTAGCCAAACTCATAGGAGGCACATCGGGTTCTGTAGGGTTCGGTGAGAACGGCGGAGTATTGGGTGGTCCACCCGACAAACTCCAAAGAATCTTGGCAAACGACGCATCCACAAACTCCTTTGTAAGCGCCTTCTGAGCAAACTCCATTCCGCGTCTCGCAATTTGTTGACACTCGGAATCGTGATCGCGACACCATTGCAGTACCGATTGTAAATCCGACAAGTCTGCTGCGACTTCCACATAATGCTGCTTGTCTTTGAGCATATGGTCCACCCACAGAATATAGGGTCCCTTGACTTTCAAAATTAGAGATCCCGTGGTCATCATCTTTAATAACCGATATGCAGCCACATTTCCGTCAATGTGTATAATGTATTTGTACCCTGCCTGCTCTTCGAAACTCAATCTACCAACAGGTTTCAAATCTTTCGTCATGTCCAGCTGCCCCATTCCGTTCTTCGGGTCGAACTTGATACTGTTGGATTTCACGACAGTAACACCTACATCCAAATCGACCGACTTCATTTTGGCT